TTTCTGTTTTGATGGATAAACGGTATAATCTATATTTATACCGCTCAATTTTAGTAAATCAAATTCATAGTTGGTTGGAACATCGTCCAAATCAATCCATCGTGTTATCGTCCCTGGGGACAAATTGAGGTACTCACTAAGTTTTCGCAGTTTATGTTTCGTTAACAATTGTTTTACTATCAACACCAAGTGATTCTTTTCACTCATTGCTTTGTTTAAACCTTTAACGCTTAATTTCTTAAGTTAAATTTTTTTACAAAAAGATATTTACCCGAACGACCAGAATCAAAATAAAGTAAAAAATTGATTACAACATGATGTTCTTTGACAAACTAAACCCATTTGCTTTTTTTAATTATCTTAAAAGAACACACCAAGATAAGCCTTGTCTTTTAGCAGAAATAAATGAAAAAAATTTATACCTCGTAAAACATCATAGTTATTATGAGATACTTTCTTTCAAGATATTTATTTGCGAACTTGTTTACAACGGTATAAATTTGTTTCCTGAAATCTGTGAATATACAATTACGTGTGAAAATGAAATAGGTACCTGCCAGTTTATTCTTGGTAATTTTGAAGTACCCGCTGAAGACGGTCTTCCATGTATGGCTGTTTATAAAAATCTCGGAAAACAAAATATAAAAAAAGAAGACCGCGAAGAACCAATCGTTTGCCATTTTGAACTCCAAGACATTAAAAAGATTTATTGTAACAATCGTCATTCCAATGTAGGCCAAGATGAAATAAATACACTCGTAATGTTGATGTATATGGGTGGTTCCATGCCAACAGTTTCAACAACCTCAAAAATCAATAAAGATTATTTTAAAGACAAATTGAAAATCAAGTAAAAACAAAGTTGCTTCGGCAACTAATAAAAAAACTAAAACTGAGCGCAAAATGATTGACATTTCTAAAGTTAACACCGATGAGTTTAGCTTTTTTTATTATGAGCCGTTTACTTATAAAAAAACTGAACCTGCTTATGTACCACCTCAGAGGAGACAACCACCTGTTTATCAGCCCATGAGTAGGCAATATGTGCTATACCACCCCATAAATAGACCACCTCCTCTTTATGTTGTTGCATACCAAGCTCCTGTTTTTTATACTAATAGTCCACCTCCTGGGTATGGAATGCCATTGTCTTACACCCCCTCCATGACTTCTATTAACAATTCTCCTTTAAATTCACCTAGGTCAGATTTGAGCGGTGAGGCATCTCCATACAGCCCAAGGTCCGAAATGAATTCGCCAAGATAAAATTAAAACTTTTTAAAGAAATAAAATAATTGTAATTAAAAAACCTTCGGGTTCTCGAAAAGAGTTACTTTATTTATGCAAAATGATTCAAGAACAAAAGCTGGAATGAGATGTTGTGGAACGACCGAATCCGGAAAGCGTTGCAAATTGAAAAGAAAGTACAGTGATTTTTGCTATTTCCATACATCCCCGGAAAATGAAAATTGTTCTATTTGTTTTGACAACATTAAAATAAAAACCGACCTTGAATGCGGGCACAATTTTTGTACTGTTTGTATTTTAAAATGGATGTCTAAAAGTATGAGTTGTCCGTTGTGTCGTACAACTATTACTGATTCTCGGCTTATATGGAAAGCTATACATTATGGACTTCGTAATAAATTATTAGTTCGTATGGAAGAAAATTATATTAACCTTTCTCAATTATCGGAAGAAGAACATGAGGTACTTGGATTTATTGGAATTAATTCTCTTCAATTTATGGGAGAAGAAGAATGGAACTCCATAAAAACACACATCGATTCTGCTATACTCGATAAGATAATTATTAGACGAAGAAACTGTATTATGACAATTAACGAACCCGAACAATGGGAATACTTTAAAAATTTTAAAAAAATTTATCTTTTCGAATAAAATTTTTTACAAAAAGTAATTTACTTAAACCTTTGGGTTATATAACAGTAATTAAAAATGTCTAACGTGATAGATGCCCTTACTGAAAGCGTCCGCAAATTTGGTGTTAGTCAAGACACTAACACATTTAATAATGAGCTTGATTTTATTATGACAAAAATTAAAAAAGTTGACCTTGATAATGAAGATATCCATTGGGAACATTTACAGTCTGATTATTCTAAAATGAAGTACCTTTATGAACTTATCAATTTTTACAATGTTTCAACTGGCAATAAATTTCGCGAGAGTCTGAAAAAATTTATGGATTCTATTGAAGCTAGAGTCCAGTATTATCTTTCTGAAATCAATTGGTATGACACTGTTCCCGAACTTAGAGATGATACACTTCGTATTAAGGATTTTTTTGAAGAATCTCTAAACCAAAACGATTCTATTCTCAAGCTGGAATCTGTAATTAAGGGGTATCAAATTCTTGTACCCATCGTTGAAGATTTTCGCAATGAAAAAATTAGTAATGAAATTGACCGGGGTTTTCTTGATGAATTTCAAAGACCACCAAAACGTTCTAAGTACTAAATTAACATTACCTTGTTCCTTCGGGAAATAAAAAACACCTAACGATAATGGAAATTCCATGGACTCCGGAAGAGGAAACGCTATTGATTGTGATGTATCGTTTTATGGATGTAAATATGCTTTCAGAGCACATTAATCGTAGTCCTTTAGCTATTTCATTTAGACTTGTAAAAATAGGTATGGAAAAAAATGTAATTGATGTTATTGGGTTTAATCAAAATTGGATAAGAAAACGAAATAGACAAAAAGTATATACAATTATTTTTAGATAAAACTTTGTTTTAAAAACCTTCGGGTTCCGCTGGGCGGTTTAAAAGAAAGAAATGTACTGTTTTGCTTTTAAATGAACGTTATTGTACCTGTCGATGAAATTGCAGAAATACTATTTGATAATTCCGAAGCATTACCAAATGATATTTATATACATTTTATGAATTTATTAAAACGCTACCACGAACATCCATGTGAATCAACTGAAAAAGAAATTCGGGATTATCTTAAAAAAATTGCTAAACCTGTTCGTATTAAATTAGAACGTTATTTACCACCAAAACCATTTTGTGTTTGTACTATTTATACAGAAGGATTTATGAAAAGTTATTTATTTTGGGGAACTATATTTGTTGTATGTGTTACTCTTGGAGCACTAATGTTTACTGCTATCACACAAACTAATTCTAAACGTACTCAATCTTCTAATAGTACAAAATAAAATATTTTGCTTCGGCAAATAATAAAAAACTTAAAAATGGACTTTTTAATTTTGATTGGTGCCGGGGCTCTTGCATACTCTATTGTTATCGTTGGAACTGCTTACCTTGTTCTCAAAGACTTGAAATTATGAATTGCCAAGCAATAACAAAAACAGGAAATACATGCAAAAGAAAAGCTGAAGATTTTTGTTGTTTCCATAAACAAGTATTTTGTAATAATTGTAAAAAACTAAATTTATCAAAAAATTCTATAATTCTTGAATGCGGGCACAATTTTTGTAAAACATGTTTAGCCAATGATATTTACAAAAACCAATGGTTTGAGGGGTTTAGTACAGAACATCCCCTTCTTTGTCCGGATTGTGACAGTGAATTATCTGATTCTAATTGGCAAGACATTATGGACCATTTGGTTTTTCTTAAAAAAGTCCAACGTAAAATAATTTATACATATTATCTTACAAGAGAATGGTCGGATTTGTTATTTGGAGTTATTGAAATTGGAAAAGAGTATACATGGAGTGACTTGGACCAAATTGATAAATTTAACGAAGAAGAATTAATTCTTCTTCTAAAAGATGAACCAAGTAAAGTGTATTTTGAAAAATATGGAACCAACTGGATGGCAAAATGGCCGAAAAGAAAGTATACAATTGAACTCGATTACAATTCCATAAAATCGGCAAATAGAATTTCACAACAAGAACTTGCAGAATATATTTTCCATCCAGACCGTGTAAGACGGTTTGGTATAGAGTATCTTGATACTTAATTTTTTACAAATATTCAAAAACCTTAGGGTTCCACAACGGTGGTTAACAAGTTCCAATCTAAGTTCGAAAAAGCGCAGCGAAGCAGCGCAACGCGTTGCTAAAGTTCTTTTAATGAAGATATCGCCGGCAATCGTTTATGGATTTCCATCAAAAGAAAAACTAGAACACTCGGAATATTTTAAAGTAGGCCTCACCCATTTAGGAGGAACCCCTGTATATTATATTAATGAATGCAATATAGCAGCTATTAATATAACACAAAACGAAACAACAAATAAGTTTAATAAATTTGCACGATTCCATGACAAACTTCCTGGACTTATGTTAATTCTCGTTGTCGATTTTGACCCATTTACATAAAACCTTCGTTTTAAAAACCTTTGGGTTCCCTGAAAAAGAAACAATCGTAGATTGTTACGTCACAACGCTAGCGTTGCTTTTAAAGGGTTAAAAGAAAGAAACGTAGTTTCTTTCGTCGCAAAACGTATGTTTTGCTTTTAAATGCTTGAGTTTTTTTTATTGATTGCTTTCTTGATTCATCTTTATTTTTCAGACAAAGAGCTTAACAGAATTTGGAAAATCTTGATAGACCAAGATTATCGTTTTAAAGCAATCGAAGAGAAATTGAAAAAGATTACTTAATGTTTAAGATTTATTGGAAACACAAAATCACCGGTCAAACCGGTCAAAGCAAAGAACCAATGACCCTTGAAATTGCAAATTCATGGATAATACCTTTGAATGAAAGATATCCTGATATCGAGCACAAAATTATTCAGTAATTTATTTAAAAAAAACCTTCGGGTTTTCCCTACGGGGTTCAAAAGAAACGTTATGATAATAAGTATACTTTTATTGATACTTCTTTGGCTTGAATATAAAGAAAGGTGTGAAAAATCAAAAGAACTTACCGCTTGTTATTCTGCTTTATTACAACAACAAAAGAAAATAAACGAGCTTGAAGCTAAGCTAAATGGACCTCCTTGATTTATTTTATTTTAGTTTAATTTTAATTTTAAGTGTAATTCTTGTTTTAATTGTTTACCGTCTTTGAAAGTTCAAACTGTAAGTTCTTTTATTTAAAAACCTTCGGGTTCTCCTTTGGGAGTTACTTTATTTATGGAAATTGATTTTGAAAAAAGTTTCCATGAAAATTTATTTTTTTTCTTCTTCGGAAGTTTTTTTATGGAATTAAAAATAAAGTTTTCCATAAATGTGCGCCTGTGAAAATAACCTTTTTATTCAGTTCGATACTCCCGAAAAGAAAGACTATTTTTTGAGTATACTTGAAAATGTTGAAAATCAACTTCTTTTTCAATCTTTCATTCCAATTTTTGAATCCAAAAAGGAAACATATGGAACTGATTCAGATGTTTACATAGAATACATTACGTTTGATGTTTCCGATTCTGACGTTATTAATATAATTTTTTATACAAACGAAACTCCGTGTATTGAATTTTGCAAACGGGTTTCTGCAAAGTACAGTGTAAACATTCAGCTTCTTTATTTCTGTGAAGAAAATGGATATTCAGGACAAATTCAAATCTTCCACAATCAAGTTGTAAAGAATGAACTTTATAATTATTGGCAAGGGATGTACGTTTTACAGTATGACCTTTTCTGGGAACGTTTACAGGATTTTTTTGAATCCATGGATGCAAAAAATTTCATGGAGTTTCTACAAAAAAATGAAATGACTATCTACCAAAATGATTTTTCAAAATTAAATTATCATTTCGACGAATTTAAATTATTGAATCAATTTAAAAATCTTTGAATTAAAGAAGAAACATGGAAGCGGTTATCCCAGTTATTTCAGGGTACTTACCACCCAAAACAATAAATATTTTGCGCTTAGTTTCACAAACAATTCGCCAAACCGTTTTAACAGATTGTTTGTGTAATTACAACTGCAAACCAACTTGTAAGTGTAAATGCAATATTTGTAATTCAAGACTTTCCTTTTAACTTTCGAGTTAATATAAAAACCCGTAAAAAATGGCAACGTGTATGAGCGTGATTGTACCTATTGAAAATGATACAAGTCAGTGCGTTGAGTTTATTTTTGAAAATGCTGAAAAAATGCCAAATGACTTTTACATCAATATTATGAATTTGATAAAATATTACCACGATTATGGAAATAATTATTTTGAAATCCATGGATTTTTGGAATTAAATAAAAATAAAGTTGACAATTCAATTTTAAATGAAATTAAAAAACACATAAAACCTCCTCCTCCACCACCTGTACCACGATCGGTAATTGTAAAAAGAATAAATTGTAATATAACATGGTGTATAGATTATAATCTCGCATGTTGTAGGTGCTGTGTTAGTATTTTTTCAGTAGTGTTCCTCCTTTCATTTGTAGGTGTTATTGCATGGTGTTTTGCAACTCGGAAATAAAAAAAATTAATTTAAGCATTCGTGCTTAAAAAAAAACAATAACAAATGATTTATGCATGAACGAAATCCTTCATTTATTATAATCGATATTGAAGGAAAGATGCCGAGCAAAGAAATCAAAGCAATGATGATGAAGAATGCACTTGAAAAAATTAATAAAGAAGAATTTATTTTGAGAAAGTTTGTTAATTATATTTATTACTTTTTCAGCTACTACTTTCCATTTTTGCGTATCCTTTTTTGCAAGAAGTACAAAATAACCCAAATAATTGTTTTTGAAAAGAAAGAATTTGTTTCATTGGCAAAAACAGAGCTTTATTTATACGATAAAGGTATATATTTTAACAAATTGCTTGTTCCATATGAAAATATACTCTCATTTGGTGAAAAACAAGGATACCTCATTCTTGAAATTTTTGCCAAAGCCGACTTTGAAGATACTAAAGTATCCATTTCCTTGAATGATAGTATTATAAAAATGGCATTTAAAACTGAAAACGTCAATAGCCTCTTCAAAAACGTCAGAATAAATATGTTTTATCACATAAAGTACAACCAAGTCAATGAAAAAGTAATTGATTACTACTACTTGGAAAAGAAGAAAAATTAAAATTGTAAATTGAAACTTTTTACAAATAATTTTTTACTTTAAAAGTTAAAATCCATGTTTAGACATGGATTTTAACGACACAAATACCGAAAAAGTTTAAAATGAACTGCTACGCATATCCCATCATTTTCGATGCTATGAAAAGCAAAAACGATAATTTTTTGTGTTTAGAACTAATGAATTGCAAAACTGTTTATATAAGCAGAAAAGGAGATGACCTTTTTGTAAAGTATTCGGGTATTTGTTTTAATTATACGCCAAAAACATTTAACTTTAGTATTGATACACCTATTTTAAAAATAACCCTTATTGGAGATAAGTATGGAAGTGTATTCCATGATATCTTCAATAAGGAGTATTGGAAAGCATCAACAATTATTCAGAATGCATGGAGAAATCGTAAAATGTAAAAAGAATTTAATTCAACCCGTTGCTTAGGCAACTATACAACACCTTACCTTAAAATTAAATTTCAAAGATGCCTATTACCGAGCTTTCCCTTGAGAGTATTGAGCTTAAATTGCAATTGTTGAATCAAAAGGTTGATAAGTTACTTGAGTTAATGACTCTTCAAACCGAAAAGAAGAAGAAAATGAAGCAAGAAGAAATTGAAACCAATTGGTCCATAGTTGATTACAAGAACAGTGTACTTATTTCATTTTCATTTAATATGGAATTTAAAAATTATATCAAAGAATTGGGAGGTGTATGGATGGTTTCTAAGAAATCATGGATGTTTCCTAAATCAAATGAAACAGAGATTGTATCTCAAATTACAGAAAAGTTTCCCAAATGGAATTTAATTAAAGAAAATTAAGTTAAAATAATTTAAAAGTGAGTCTTAGGACTCCACCCAAGTGGTTAAGTAACAATGAAGTACAAACCAGGTGATTTCTCATTTGTCTATATATATCAAAATATATTTGAATATGATTACTCAATTGTTGATAAAATAGGAAAGTTGGCATGGGACAAATTAAAAAGATTTGACGAAGCTTCTTATAATAATTATATCGTTGAAATTATAAACAATTCACTTTATCCAGGCCATAGTTCAAAAACGTACAAATTAAGTATTCAAAATTTAAAATGTATCGCTATCCATGGATGGGATTACTTTGTTGAAAATTACGAACAAAATTTATTTTAAAGAATTGAAAGTTAAAAAGTTAAAAAGTGACCTTTGGGTCGTATAAAAATGCATAACTTCAAAGAGATGGCTCGGGAATTTATCATGGAAAAGGAAAAGATTGCTTTTGAGGAACTTTGTAAACTCGACGAAACTATAAATCCATGCATTATTGATTTATTTAAAATTTTAGTACTTTATAAAAATCAGTTTTCTCAGCAACTTAATGTTATTGAAACAGGTATGGAACACAATGTAACTGTTCTTGAAAAGAATTGTAAAGAAATTGATTTACTTAATGCTCTTGTTGACAAAGAAATAAAATATACTTTACAAAGTTTTAAGAAATATGAAGAACTGGTGAATTTTGATTTTGACAATCATTTGGAAATAATTTTAGATTACAAAAAAGAAAATGAAAAAATGGTAAATGAGCGAATTGTTGAAGTTATGGAATCTGTTGCCGATGATTATTTATCTTTAAAACGTTCTCAAAAAGTTCTTGAATCGAAATGCGATAAAATTGTAAATACACTTCAAAAATCCGTTCAAATTAAAACTGATACTTTGGAAAATAAAGTCGAGTCATTGGAAGATAAGATAAATGAACTTGAAATAAAACTTCTCAAGAAAAACACTAATTATATTAATTGGTTTTGTTTGGGTGTTTTATTTCTTTGTTTTAATTACAAGTTCTAATTATATTAATGAAAAAATATTTTGCTTTTGGTCTTCTTCTTTTAGGAAATGTTATGTGTAAAGTACTACAAACCTGTAAAATAACACATTCTGGCAATGGATGCGTATCATTTACAGTAAGCCAAGGAACTGGTTGTTCGTGGATGTGTAATTATTGTGCCAATTCCTTAGGGACGAGTAATTATTATTTCACCACGCCAGTTTGCACCTACGAACCGGGTGGATGCGTTGGAAACCCAATTGCCGGAGTTGAATACAGCTGTTGTTCGGCCTAAACAACCTTTGTTGCAGTGCATAAACGGAACAACCTTTGTTATTCCGCTTAATTTAAATAATTGTTAAAGTTAAAAATGTTTTCCAAAGTTAACGAATCCATAAATTCACCAACTTTAAAAAATAATAATTCTGTAGATGGAATAAATAAATCAGGAACAGCTTGTACCGTTGCTGCATGCAAAGCACCCTCCTCAAAAGATTGTATTATTATGTAAAATTTTTAATCAAAAGCTCATTGACAATTGAATCGGGTCGTTTACTGTTAATTGAACGTTTAGCTGGAATAGTTTCAGAGGTACAATTTGAAGTATTTTCTCTTACAAATGGAACGTCAGCGTTACTCAAAAGATAACGGTATTTTGCTTGTTTTAAGGAATCAAATAATAATTGGTGTTTAAAAGGTAAAGAAGTGTACCCAACAAAAGAATCCTTTGCAACGGGTGCATATGGAGGGTCGAGATATACAAAATCTCCAGCTTTGGCTTTTTCCAAAGCTTCTGTAAAATCAAGTGTTTCAAATGTAACACCTTGGATAAGTTCGTGAATTTCTTCAAGGTGTTTTTCATTTATTATTTCTGGATTGTTGTAATGACCGTATGGAACATTAAATCCATTCGGGCCTACACGATACAACCCACGAAAACATGTTTTATTTAAAAAAATAAACATAGCCGAACAAAGTATGCTTTCACGGTCGACTAAAGCATTAAACTGGTTTCTAATATAATAATAATAACTTTCTTTGGATGTTTTTGCTTCCGTTTGTAAGTGAGGATTGCGGCAAATGATGTTTCCATAAATTGCATTAAATTCTTTTATAATGATACTCAATTCGTTATAAAGTTCCGTGTGTCTATTTTGAATATTTTTGTAAACACCGATTAAAGCTTCATTGGAATCGCTTGCATAAATGTTATTTACTACAATTTTACCTTCATTAATTTGGTTCAATAAATGGAACAAAACGCTTCCGCCTCCCAAAAAGGGTTCATGGTAAACTCCGATTTCTTTGGGAAAATTTTTAAAGACATTTTCAATAATTTGGGTTTTACCACCAACCCATTTTAAAATTGGTTTTGTCATTTACACTTGTTTTACTTTTAAAACCTTTAAAACTTTAAATTTATTTAAGGTTTAGCACATTAAAAGAATAAATCCCGATGTCAGTTTTAAAAATTTTTGTTAATAAACATTCATGGATTATTAAGAAGGATTTTTACGATATACTTATTGAAATGTATCACAATGCAAAAGATAAAGATTATACAGAAGTTATATTGTATTTTCCCAAAACTATATTACCTGAAGATGTTATTTATTTGAATAGTAAAAATATATTTGATAGTTTTTTTTTATGTTGTTACGTAGGCGATTATTATTGTATTTCATTTTCAGTTAAATTTATTAATTATCTTGAAAAACAAATGGAACAAAGTACTGTACCGTAACGTTTTTTAACTTTTAATGAATTATAAACAAATCGTTTTGGTACAAATGTATAAACTTTCCTTCGTTTCACCATATCACCAAGTTCATCGTATAAATTTTTAAGTGCTGTATTTGAAGTTCCACGACCTGAGTATTCCAAAACCATGGAACCTTGGAGTTTATTTTCCATAAAAACTTCAACAACAAGTAATCCACAGCTGATAAAACTTCCTTTTCGTCCATCATTCCTTGCCATTATACAAAAAACGATGTCTCCCCAGTTTTGGGGTTTAAAAGGTATTTCTTTTGTACCAGGTGGTATCATGCTAGAAACAGTTACGACATTTATATTTCCTATACCTGCATTTACAACAGCATCGTCGTAACTTGTTGTTTCGTTTTTAGAATTTTGTAAATTTGATTCACCAGAGCCTTTTGTTATAAAATAATGTTCCATTTAATTTAAGATATTATTTTAAATTGTTTAAAGAAATAAATTTTTAAAAAAAGAAACATGGAAAATGTAACAGAAAAACTTTCTGAGCTTCACGGGGATAAAAATTATTCGGATTCAGAAAGTGAAAATGACGATATCATGAAATTTATAAAGCCCAGACAGAAGGGCTTGGATTTTGAGACAAAGGCGTATCTTTTTAACAAAAATGCAAAGCTGCGTACTGAACTTGCACGTTTGGAAGAGCGTATGAGGTATCTTCAGCTTGATTACAGCAATTCTCAGGTTAAGTTGGAGGAGCAAAAGCTTCTTTTAACGAATTTAAAATCACGAGAAGTAATTAATTACAAAGTAATGAAGGATTTAAAAAATACAAGTTACATCGTTCTATGTTTTTTGTCTGTAAGTTTAGTTGGAAATGCAGTTTTTTGTTTAATGGATTCTTTTGGAGGTCCTCGCGTGATTTACACTTAAAAAAATACTTAAGAATTTGTGCTTTAATAAAAGCAAAGCAAAAAGCTAAATTTTCAAATGACGAGTTACATTGTGGATGAAGTTACGCTTGAATTGAATAATTCAGCATTTAAAGAAAAGATTCGGTATGAGCTTCGTAAAGAATTTTGTGAGGTTTATTCTAAAAACGAACATTTTTACCAAGAACATTTTGCGAGATTAAACAAAATTATTGAAGATAAGGATACAGAGATTAAAAAATTATTGAATATAGTTGAAATTTTAAGTAAAAAGGTTAATAGTAATTAACGTAAATTACAACTGATTTAAATAAACAAGATTTAAATTTTTTAACTCTTGTTAATTAAATGGAATTTGATTTAAATCGTTATTTTACAAACGACCAGCTTCAATTTTTAGCTTGGTATGGAGTTTTTTCCATAGGGTACCTTCTTATTAAATTTTCTAGTAATTTAAAGGTAGACGATTTAATGCCGAGGGGACATCGTTATTCTGAATTTACCGATTCGAGTGATGAAGAAGTTTCCGAAGAAATTATAATTAACGAAAGTTCCGAAAGTTCCGAAAGTTCTTCCGAAGAACATGATGACCCATCTGACACATCTTACGTACAGCCGAACAATTATACATCAAAACTTCGCAAAAAACAAAAACTTATTTAAAAAAATAACAGCTTAATTTACAAAAGAAGCTTTAAAGAATGAAATATATCATTAGCATAGAGGGTAACATTGGTTCGGGTAAATCAACACTTATAAATCTTCTTAAAGAATATTCTTTAAACAATGTTATTTATTTGCCTGAACCAGTTGATACATGGAATCAAATCAAAGATTCCAACGGAATTACAATTTTAGAGAAATATTACCAAGATTCCAAGAGGTACGCATTTCCATTCCAGATGATGGCGTATATTACTCGACTGAGTCTTATACGCAAAGCAATTGATACTGCACCTGATAATTCAATCATTTTAACTGAACGGTCAATTTATACGGACCGTGAGATTTTTGCCAAGATGTTATATGATTCTGGTAAAATAGAAGACATCGAGTATTCCATTTATCTTCGATGGTTTGAAGAATTTTCAGAATCAAAGCTCGATGGAATCATTTACGTGCAGACAACACCTGATACATGCGTGCATCGGATTGAAAAACGCAATCGTAAAGGTGAAGAATCGATTCCACTTGAGTACCTGAGTGAATGTCACCGTTACCACGAAAACTGGATAAACAGTACAACGACCCGAACATTATTTCTGGACGGGCAGCCCGAACAATCCATGGAAACTGCTGTAAAGATTAACGACTTTTTAGATTTTTTCCAGCAAAATTCGCGGTGTCCTTCTCAATTTAATTAAATTATTCGTTAAAAAATGTAAAAAAATGTAAAAGTAAAAGTAAAATGTCTAACTCAGCCGAAAAACTCGTAAAGCAGACAATCAAGCTTCTTTCCAAGACCCAGGACCTTGATTATGAAGAACTTAAAATGGATGCCAAGAAGCTAATCCGTGCTGCTCGTAACTTCGACGAAACCCTTCTTGGAATGATGGAAGAAATCATGGACCTTGGCAATGTTGGCGCCGAAGAAGAACTCGAGGAATTCAATCCCGAAGTTCTTAAGATTTACTGCCGCATTAAGGAAATTGACGATTCTGGTTCTGACAAGTCACTTCGTGCACGTGTATGGAATCACATCGAGGAAGAATTCGAACTATCCGATGACGAAGAAGAAGAAGAAGATTCCGAAGTTTCAGAAAGCGAAGAAGAACTCGAGCCCGAACCGGAACCGGAACGAGTTGTTAAAATCAAGAAGTCTAAGAAATCAAAGGAGCCCGAAGTAGTAGTAATTAATTAAAAGTGTTTTTAACCAAATGTGTTTTCAGTACCATAAATGACATACAGAAAGTTGTCTTCGGAATGGTATTGATTGTATATTTCTTCAATGGTATTATTCATAGGTACTAAACAATTATTAACAAAAACAAACAGTGCATGTTTTTCATCTAAAATTATTTTTTTTCTGATTATGTAAACAAGGTCTGACATTTTTAAATTTTTTGGCATTAGGTAACGTTCTTTATCCATTTCCGGAACGTTTTTACCATTTGATTTAATAATAATAGGCACACGATCGGGGTATTTATTTTTTAGTGTTTCGGAGTATTTTTTACGCTCTTCTGGGGTATTTCCCGAAACAAAATCGTATGTTATGCTAGGAGCCCTTTTAAAACAATTCATTCTTTTTAATACTGGTTATTTTAATTTAAAAAAAATAAAAGTAATTAAAAAAGCATATCAATGTCAGTAAATATATACGATTTATTGGCAGCAAACTTAACAGTTACTAATAGTTATCATGTGAATATTGACCCTGTTTCTATTGGATACAATGCAGGTGAATTCGGTCAATCAAGTTATAGTATAGCAATTGGTTACGAAGCAGCTCAAAACTATGAATCCTTTTACAGTGTGGCTATAGGATACAAAGCCGGTCAAAATTATCAAGGACATGACGGTGACGATGCTACATACGGAGTCGATGGAGCAATAGCAATAGGTAAATATGCCGGGCAAAATACTCAGTCTCCCCAGTGTATAGCTATAGGAACAAGTGCGGGTCAAAATAACCAGTCAACTGGTGCAATTGCAGTTGGTTTCAATGCAGGAACATTTACACAGGGATACTCAGCCATTGCAATAGGTAATTACGCAGCCCAAACAAATCAAGGAATTGGTGCAATTGCTATAGGAGGAGTTGCAGGTAGAGTCAACCAAGCAATTGGTGCAATTGCTCTTGGTGATTTTAGTGGGGAAACAAATCAAGGAGCGTACAGTGTTTCTATTGGATATGAAGCAGGTAAAACAAACCAAGGTGCTGCTTCAATTTCAATAGGATACCAGGCAGGTATTAATAACCAGCAAGTAAATTCAGTTGCATTTGGGTCAAATGCAGGAAGTTACAATCAGCAAGCGCAGTGTGCTGCATTTGGTACTTTTTCGGGACAGACCAATCAGCAACAAAATAGTGTTAGTATTGGTTATTCTGCTGGTAATTTTAACCAAGGATTATCGTATTTTGGTGGAAACCCTACAACGGCGCAATTGGGACAAAATGCAGTTGCTATAGGTAATTTTGCAGGACAGACCAACCAACATCAAAATAGTGTTGCAATTGGAGCAAAATCTGGTATTTATAGACAAGGAATCTCTTTTGTTATCGGTCAAAATGTTATACAAGAAGGTCCTGGTGGTAATTGTGTTGCAATTGGAGACAGTGCCGGCCAAACAAATCAAAAATTCAATTCAGTTGCAATTGGTTCAAATGCAGGTTCTCTCGAACAGGGAGGAGTTGAAGACATTAATCAACCAATTTATGGAAATTCGATGGCAATTGGTTCAAATGCTGGTCGGTATTACCAAGGCCAATTGGCTATTGCAATTGGAAACAATGCAGGTCAAACAAACCAGGCATCAAGTGCTCTGGCAATCGGAAATAACGCAGGTTCTTTTACACAGCTGGCATTTGCATTTTCAATTGGAAACAGTGCAGGGTTTTTAAACCAATCGACGGGTGCTCTGGCGATTGGAAACAGTGCAGGAAGTTTTACCCAAAATATTTATGCAACGGCTATTGGAAATAATGCCGGAACATTAGTTCAATCAACAGGTGCACTTGCCGTTGGTTTCAATGCCGGGTCATTTACCCAAGGGCTTTATAGTGTTGCTATTGGATTTATAGCAGGACAAACAAAACAATCTGATTATAGTATAGCTATTGGTTCAACCGCAGGCAGTCTACTTCAGGGTACAGGTGCACTTGCAATTGGGTATGGTGCAGGTTCTTTTACCCAAGGAACAAATTCAGTTGCCATTGGATATCTTGCCGGACAGGGATTTACGAATCCAAGTCCACAACCAGGTTACCAAACTAATAACCCACAAAATCAAAATGCTATAGCTATTGGAGTGCAGTCTGGGTTTGCCGGACAAGGAACAAATAATATTGCTATAGGTACATTTGCAGGAAGTGCTTTTCAGGCACAAAACAGTATTGCCATAGGTGCATATGCAGGTGCTGGTGTTACCGTTCCTGGATATCTATTAAATTCTTATGAATCAGGTCAACGTACTGGTTCAATTGCAATGGGGTATTATGCAGGACAATCGGCACAGGGAACAAATTGTATAGCAATTGGTAATACAGCAGGACAAATATCTCAATCACTAAATTCAGTTGCTATAGGTGACAGTGCAGGATATTTTATACAAGGAACGTACAGTGTTTCTGTTGGAAACCAGGCAGCAGAACAATCACAAGGACAAGAATGTGTTGCTATTGGATACCAAGCAGGACAAGAATCACAAAGTGATGCTTCGGTTGCGTTGGGATACCAAGCAGGTCAATTTGCACAAGGCGCGTTTTCGGTTGCAATTGGAAATAATGCAGGCAATCTAAATCAACTTTATAACTGTGTTGCAATTGGAACTGGTGCTGGAAGTAACGAACAAGCTGAATTTTGTATTGCAATTGGTGCCGGATCAGGACAAGATTACCAATCACCTAATTCAGTTGCATTGGGTTTTGCAGCGGCCCAATATAATCAAGCAGCTAATTCAATTGCTATTGGATATCTAGTAGCACAATATTATCAAGGTTCTGATTCAGTTGCTATTGGTGGAGGAGGGCAAAACCAAGGATACCGTTCTGTTGCCATTGGTTCTGGTTGCGGAGCACAATTTCAATCATACCAGTCTGTTGCTATTGGGTTTGAAGCAGGTCAATTTAACCAAGGTATAAATTCAGTTGCTGTTGGTACCTTTGCTGGACGAACATACCAAAGTACAAATTGTATTGCTATTGGCAGTAATGCTGCTCCAAATTCACAAGGTGCTTATTCAATCGCTATTGGTCCAGGTGCAGCGAATATAGCCCAAGGGGGGTTTTCAATTGCTATTGGACCATCAGCAGCATATTATACCCAGGGTCAAAATTCACTTGCTATAGGTGTAGAGTCCGGTACAGTCGTCCAGGGACAAAATTCAGTAGCTTTGGGTTATCAAGCAGCAATGTTTACACAAGGTCAAAATTCAGTTGCTTTGGGTTATCAAGCAGCTCAAAACTCCCAAGCTACAAATTCAGTTTCTGTAGGATATCTTTCTGGAAATAAGTACCAGGCAGGTAATTCGGTTGCAATTGGATATCAGTCTGGATTTACAGGACAAGGATTTAGTGCTGTCGCAATTGGATATGCTGCCGGTCAAGGAGTAGAAAGTCTGTCATTTCCTGGAACATATTTAACCCAACAAGATTCCGCTGTTGCTATGGGATATCAATGCGGGTATGCAAGCCAAGGTTCTACATCCGTAGCTATTGGGTACCAAGCAGGCTGGAATCAACAAAGTATAAATTCAGTTGCTATTGGTTACCAAGCAGGTTCCGGTGCATGGTACGGGGGTCCAGGTGGTAACCCCAATTTGTATGATCCTTGGACTGTTCCAGATACAGCAACTGGTAATCCAAGAAACCAAGGATATAGCTCAGTTGCTGTTGGGTTTCAAGCAGGGCAATATCTCCAAGGAAATAGCGCAGTTTCTATCGGATACAAATCCGGGCAAACAAATCAAGGTTTTGCATCCGTAGGTATTGGGTATCAAGCAGGACTTAATTCACAAGGTGGTTCTAGTGTTGCTATTGGTCTAAGTGCTGGGACCGGATACCAAGGTAATAGTGCAGTTGCTATTGGTGGAAATGCTGGTTCATTTACACAAGGTAGTGCTGCCATTGCTATTGGATACTATGCTGGTGGTAGTACACAAGGAACAAATGCAATTGCTATTGGATACTATGCAGGGCGATTTTCACAAGGAACTAATTCTGTAGCTATTGGATACCAAGCCGGGCAATCAACACAAGGACAAAATGCTATTGCTATTGGAAATTTGGCAGGTCGTCTAGGCCAAGGTTTAAATAGTATTGTGATAAATGCAACAGGAGCAGATTTAGCAAATACAGTTGCATCAAGTACTGTTATAAAACCTTTACGAGGTGCTGCAACTGCAACAGGGACATTTTCTCTTTTACAGTATAATGTAACAAGTGGTGAAATTGCATTTTCTGGAACAACTGCTGCACCAACAAGTTCTGGAAATTTGAGTAAAACATTTGTTATCGACCATCCGGTTAAAAAGGAAAATTACTTGGTCCATGCTTGTTTGGAAGGTCCCGAATCTGGAGTCTATTATCGTGGTGAAGGAAAGATTTCATTTGGGGAAAGTACAATTATAAAATTACCAGATTATGCAGATGCTCTTGCAACAGATTTTACAGTCCAAGTTACACCAATAGGTAAACCACGTGTTCTTGGAGTTTCACGTGTAAGAAACGGACAATTTGAAGTTTATTGTAAAGAACATTGTGAATTTTTCTGGACGGTAATGGGTAAGCGTGGAAATATTGTCGTTGAACCAAAGAAATCAGAAAGTTTTGTCAATGGAGATGGTCCATATCGTTGGATTAAGTAAATTATCTTAAAAATAAAATAATAGTAAATCGTAAAAAAGATTTAAATGGGTGGAGGAGGACTTATGCAACTTGTTGCCTATGGGGCACAAGATATTTATCTAACCGGGAAACCACAAATAACATTTTGGAAAGCTGTGTACCGCCGATACACGAATTTTGCAATTGAAAGTATTCAACAGGATGTTTTAGGAACTCCTCAATTTGGCGGACAAGTGAGTATTACCGTAACACGAAATGGAGACCTTCTTAAACGTTTATGGATTGAATATTCACCACAGGACATTTTGGAAGGCGTTAAGTCAAATTTACTTGGATATACCGGACAAACAGTTGGTGCAAATATAGGACATGCCATAATTGACAACATTACACTTGAAATAGGAGGACAGATTGTTGACCGTCATTATGGAAAATGGCTAACTATATGGAATTATCTTACAGAACAAAATCCAACTGGAGAACAAGGAGCACTTGATAATTACGCAACTGGTCCTGGTGAATATTCTCCATCGCCTGCTTTTGGACCACCTGGTTCTGGAGATAATTCAGTTGTTGAAGTATACCCCAGAGCAACCAGGTACAATCGAATGGCATATACACACAGAGCTCAGTGTAATGTTGTAAGTAGCCAAGGAGCCGCTCAATTAGCTTGGGTACCACTACAATTTTGGTTTTGTAAAAACCCTGGTTTAGCTCTACCTCTTATAGCGCTGCAATACCACGATATAAAATTATTTATTAATATAGCCCAGCTGGAACAAGTTCGAACTGGTGGACTCCAAACTTTAACTGGAAATGAATTTCGGCGATTTGCTATTTATGCCGATTTTGTTTATCTCGATACAAAAGAACGACGCCAATTTGCCCAAAACTCCCATGAATACCTCATAGACCAACTTCAAATATTTGAATCTGTAGCAGCCATTAATATTAAACTTCCTTTTAACCACCCAGTAAAAGAACTCATTTGGGCTCCCGTTCCTCTTCCAGTTGGAACAACTAACACGGACCCGCCAAACAGAAATAATATTGTACCCGGAGGTGCAACTCCTCATACAGGTTTTACACAAACAACTATCCAAACACCCAATTTGTATAGTTTAGTTCTTAATGGAGCTGATAGATTTGCTCCCCGTGATATTACCTATTTTACTCGTAACCAGGTATGGGAATCTCATACAGGATTTGGTTCAGTTATTTATCCTGATTGTATCGGTGTTTACAGTTTTGCACTCCGACCAGAAGAATTCCAACCATCGGGAACATGTAACTTTAGCCGAATTGAAAATGCACGACTTGTACGGTCCCAAACATTTAATGTCAATACGTCACAAGCAAGTGCCGATGTTATAGACATTTATGCAGTCAATTACAATCTTTACAGAATAGCATCAGGTATGGGTGGAGTCGCTTACAGTAACTAAGCTACGCTTAGTTTATTTAGCAATTAAAAGCGCAAGCGTTGAACTTCTTCTTTGGGTTAATTGCAGCGAGCAGCGTAGCTGCTCTTTTGTTATTTTTTAATTTAATTTATGTTAAATTGAATAAAAAAATAACATTGATTTATAAAAATGGGTGGTGGACTTATACAACTTGTTGCCTATGGAGCTCAAGATATTTACTTAACCGGGCAGCCACAAATAACATTTTGGAAATCTGTTTATCGACGCCATACAAATTTTGCAATTGAAAGTATTCAACAAACACTGGTTGGAAGTCTTAATTTCGGACAAAAAGTTTCATTTGTTGTTTCACGAAACGGTGACCTTCTAAAACGTCTATGGATTCAGTACAACGCAAATGATTTACTTGCTGGTGTAAATAATAATATTGTTGCAGCAAATGTAGGACATGCTCTTATTGATACAATAGAGATTCTTATAGGAGGTCAAATTATTGATAAACACTATGGAAAATGGCTAACGATATGGAATTATCTAACTGACAACAATAACGACGGAACCCAAGGAGCAATTGGAAGCGGCCATGGATTTGGGCCAGGAGAACAACCTTCACCATCTGGAGATACTGCAACAAATACATTTCTTCCTCGACCAACAAAATACCAACGTATGGCATATTGTCATAAAGCAAATACTGCAGTTGTAGATGCTTTAGGTGCTCCACTTTATGCATATGTACCTCTGCAATTTTGGTTTTGTAAAAACCCTGGTCTTGCAATACCTCTTTTAGCATTGCAATATCATGAAGTAAGTGTTAATCTTACATTCGCCCAGTACAATGGTATTACAAATGCAACGCCAACTGGTAACGAATTCGCTCATTTTTCTATTTATGCCGATTTTGTTTATCTCGACACAACAGAACGTCGCCAATTCGCCCAGAACGCCCATGAATATCTTATAGACCAAGTCCAAATTAATAGTAATAACACCAAACCAGTTATAAATCTCAGTTTCGTACACCCGGTCAAAGAACTCATTTGGGCTATACCTCCCCAACCAATAGTATCGGTAACTTATCCAGCTGGTTCTGCAAGTATGCCTTCCGGATTTTATAAAACAACGGCAGCACAGCCAAATAATTATAAGATTATATTTAATGGAACGGACCGTTTTATAGAGCGAGACATAACATATTTTACACGTAACCAAGTATGGGAATCTCATACTGGTTTTGGTTCTGTTTTATTTCCTGATTCTATAGGAGTTTACAGTTTTGCACTAAAACCAGAAGAACATCAACCATCTGGTACAGCTAATTTTAGTCGATTAGATACAGCACAGCTTTCACGGACAAATACAAATCCAGTTGACATTATTGATGTTTATGCAATTAATTACAACGTTCTTCGTATAGTTTCAGGTATGGGTGGACTTGCTTATAGCAATTAACCCTACGGGTTAATTGCAGCGAGCAAATATGCTCTTTTAATTTTATCTTAAAATAAAATACCATTTAAAATTAACGGTATGTCAACTAGTATAGATAATTTAAATATACTAACATCCGTAAACGTCAATCAAAATTTAATTTGTCCTGCAATACCATCTGCGTCTGGTGTACCTGCACCTGTAATTCCAGCAGGGTATAGTTTTTTAGTTATAAATAACTTAACTGGTAAAATTTACAAATACACACCTTAAAAAATACAAATTTACACTTTAAAAAATACAAATTTACACTTTAAAAAATTATTATTATTAAATAAGATGTCAACTACGGTAGGTACTTTATTTACTAATAATTTATCACTTGTGGGTTCAACCAAAGTTACCAATTTAGAAACTGTTAATGACTTGATTGGATTTGAGTATCTTATTTTGAATAATATCAATTTGGTCCATAAATACCCTGGAATTGTTACACCATTTAGTACAAAATGGCTCATAGTTGATGGTGACCGTTCAATAACACTCCCTCTTGTAGACCCTGTATTACTTAATTTACCTGATTCTGTTTATGATTTTATAGTCGATTGGGGTGACGGTTCAACAAGTACAATAACAGATTCTAACTGGAATACTGCATCACATACATATCCTACGGATGCCGAATACACAGTTAATATTACTGGAACTATACAAGCATGGTCTTTTGCATACAATCGAACAAGTAAAGATATAATAATATCAGTAGAACAATGGGGATGTTTAAATTTAAATTTCACTAATGCAGATTTTATTAATTTTTCATATAGCTATGGAGTTGTTATAGGACAATCAATCGATGCAACATTTTATGAATGTTCTCATTTAACTTTAAGTAATGTAACTGATGTTATTAATTTAACTCATATCCTTTCAACTTGTTATATGTTTTATGGATGTGGGGATATTACACTAATTAATAATATTAATAATTGGAATGTTTCATCTGGGATAGTTTATGCAGCTAGCATGTTTCAAGATTGTACCCAATTTAATGACGATATATCAAATTGGGTTTGTGGTGCAGCTTCAGTTGATCTTATGTTTGCTGGGTGTAATAATTTTAATAATGGAGACTTTGCGGGACAAAGTAATAAACCATTAAATAATTTATTAAGTGTCCCTACTTGGATCAGTGCAGTATATATGTTTGAAAATTGTGATTCATTTAATCAAGATATTTATGGATGGAATCTGGTTTCTGAGGTTGGATTTCTTTATTTACAAGGAATGTTTCAAGATGCAAATAGTTTTAACAGACCACTTCCATGGGATACTTCCGTTGTTATCAATATCTCTTTTATGTTTGTTGGTGCAAACAATTTTAATCAACCACTTCCATGGGATACAAGTTCTGTTACAACAATGGAGAGTACATTTGAAGCAACCGACTCATTCAATCAAGACCTTTCAAGCTGGAATACATCTAACGTAACAACAATGCAAAGTATGTTTTATCACGCAAATATTTTTAACAATGGCGGACAACCTCTTACTTGGGATACAAGTGCTGTTACTGATATGTTTAATATGTTCCGAGATACGCAGTTTAACCAACCACTTCCATGGGATACTTCTTCAGTTGTTACAATGCAAGGTATGTTTAATAACGCAACTTTATTTAACCAAGACATTTCTTTATGGAACACAATTAACGTGGTTTTTATGGATAATATGTTTAATGGTGCATCTGCATTTAACCAACCTGGTATAGGACAGTGGAACATTGATTCATTGGTTCCATTAGGTATGTCTGGTATGCTTGATAATTCAGGTATAACAAATAGTAATTATAATCTTATACTTACTGGATTTGATTCTGGAGTTATACCATATGGTATCACGTTGGGAGCAAATAATTGTCAGGCAACATCAGCTGCAGCAATTACAGCCAGAAACGAATTAATAGGCACTTACGGATGGACGATTAATGATATACCTCCATAAAAATTATTTTAAAATAAAATAAAGTTAAATTAAAATGCAACAATTAATTTTGGTAATTTTATTGATTTTATTGATTTTGGTATTTGTTGTATTTTTTGTATTTTTTAAATTTAACAGTACCTTTTCAAACATAAAAAAGAAATATCCAAAAATAAAGTATATTTTTACAGATAAAGACAAATACAGTAATTATAAAATTACATATGGTGAAATGACTTACAACGGAATAGATAAACTTTATAAATCACTTGATTCAAAATTTGAATATTTTTTAGATCTAGGTTCCGGTAACGGACATTTATGTTTATATATGGCAGAAAAACCAGAAATCAAAAAATCAGTTGGTATTGAAATAGTAACAGAAAGATACGAGTTTGCTAATACATTAAAAACTGACAATGTGTCATTCATAAATGATGACATATTAAATATCAATATTAAAGATTTATTTGATAAACCAGTTTTTGTATGGTGGTCTAATTTATGTTTTAGTAAAGAATCAATTGATAAAATAGCTCAAAAACTTCTTTCTGAATTAAAACCAGGCTCAATTATTTGTTGTTCTAACCCAATTAATTACAAATTACATAACAAAAAAAAGGCTCAAATGTCATGGGGTAAAAATAGTGAAGTCTATATTTATAAATTAGAATAACTTAAAGAAATGCACGTTATTAAACAAAGAAATGGGCTACCTGATATTTGATACTGAGACCAATGGGCTTCCGCAATGCAAAGCTTATGGGTTTTTTCCACCCTATACCCAAACAGAGAAATACGCGGGTGCACGAGTCGTTCAAGTAAGTTATATCATTACAAATGAAGTTTACACAAAACTCGAAGAATCCGATACCATTATCAAAATGGATGATTTCAAAATAACAAATTCTGAGTTCCACGGAATTACCGAACACATTTCGGAAACCCAAGGTATTACATTTCAAGAATTTGCCAAAGGATTTAGTAATTCACTTGATTTCGTCCATACCATTGTCGCACATAACTTAAATTTTGATTTTAATGTGATTTGTGCTGAACTTTACCGTTACGGTTTCCATGACATCATTACAAAACTTGAATCAAAGAAACAAATTTGCACTATGAAACGTTACAAGAACCTTGTTTGTGCTACATTTAAATCAGGAACTGGTTCATTTAAAGGAGAACCTTCTCTTCGTTTTAAAGACCCCAATCTCAAGGAGCTTTATACATTTGCAACTGGTGAAGTGATGGAAAATCACCACAACAGTATGTATGACGTTTTAAATTTACATAAAGCAGTTAAACTTCTTGAAATGAAATTCAATTTAACTTAAATTGTCCGCGCGCTCGGATCAGTTGTATTCACCCATTTAGGCATCCAAAAATACGGAACGATTTCACCACAGTGGGCGTAATCTTCTTCGAAAAGCATTCGGTAATACCGTTGCTCTTTGGTTTGGGGTGTATTATGAATATATATAGTTTCCCTCTTGGGGAATTCTATATTTTCAAGCTTTTCTGCTATAATTGTGTACCACGAACGATTTTCCGAACTTACTCCATCACTAAATGCTTCTTTCGTACGAAGAAGTACTTCTTCGGGAAGTAAATCCTTATTCATAAAGGACAATGCGCCTCGAAGTAAAAACTTTTCGGGTTGATTATTATAACGATGATTGCGAAGGTCCATTGGAATGGAAAGGTAAATTTGGACCAGAGAACGGTCTAAAAATGGTGTACGGGGTTCAAGACCATGCGTGCTGATACAACGGTCACTACGAAGAACATCAAAGTAATGAATATCACCGAGCAGTCGTTTGCATTCACGGTCAAATTCAATTTCTTCGGGTACATGATTAAAATAACGATACCCACCCATAAGTTCATCGGCACCATCGCCATTGAAAATAACCTTGGCATCACTGTGTTCGGCAATATACTTTCCAACAAGATAATTACCAACACTGGCACGAACCGTGGTGGTATCGTAACTTTCAATTGCCTTAATTACTTCGGGTATAGCTTCAAAAAACTGGTCTTCTGTTAAAATAATCGATGTATGTTTGGTACCAAGGTGGTCCGCAACTTTTTGGGCGTAAACGAGATCCGTCGACCCTTCGAGCCCAATACTGTATGTTTCGAGTTGTCCTTTTGGTAAAAAGCTGTTTACCAGTGCAGTAATTGTACTGCTATCGAGACCACCTGAAAGGAGGCATGCAATTGGACGTTCTGTTGTGATAACGCGCTTCTTTACACAGTTGTAAAGGGTTTGGTAGAGTACTCCATAAACATCATAAAGACTGTTAAAAATCATTTTGGAAAATCCAAATGAAGTGTACCGTTCATTGCGAATAATTGTGGGATGAAACTTGTTAAGTTCGATTTCCATGAACGAGCCTGGTTGAAATTGTTTAATATTGGTACCAATTTCTTTGATTTGTTTCATTTCCGATGCAAGGGTAATACCACAGTTGTCGTGATAATAAAGCGGGCGAACACCATAAGGGTCGCGTCCTACAAATACCCTTTGGATATTGGAGTCGTAGAGTACAAAGGCAAAAACTCCATCAAGAAGTTCAAAAAGATATTTTATTCCATACATCTTGTAAAGGTGAATAATGACTTCACAGTCGGACTTGGTTTTCATTTCAAAATTTTTAAAAGAGCGATAATTATAAATTTCTCCATTGCAAATGAGGTAAACACCGTCAATTTCAATGGGTTGGTTTGAAGATTCGTCAAGTCCATTTATGGCAAGACGATGGAATCCAAAAAAGAGGTAATTGTTGAGGTAATGTTTAATTAAACTTTGTGAAGATTCGGGACCACGTGACTTCCCTTTGGCGAACTGACGTTCAATAAATTTTTCATTATAAATATTAGTAGGTTTGTTGATATCAGGTGTATTGGTAAGGTATGCAAATATTCCACACATTCTTTGCTTTTAAAGTTCTCGTTCTTTTAAGTAATTTTCAATTTGTTGTGAATACTTTTCTTTAATTGAATAATTATCGATGTCATTGTAAAGAACATGGAGATTTGTATCGAAAGATACATTTATGCCTAAATCGTTTTTTCGGAGTATTTTTCTTGAATTATATACTTCTTCAGATTGGTAGATATAATGGGCTATATATGCAGACACATTTTGGTAATCATCTGTAATTTCTACAAATGGAATACTATCAATTTGTTCTTTTTTTACATTGTATGCTTTTCCATGAATATCGTATGTATGTGGTGTACGTACCAGAGTTACATGTTTAGGACGAACAAATGATTTGACATGTTTATCTAATCTACGTTCACATTTTGTAAAATTTGAAATAATAAGTCCATCAGGTTGTTTTAGTAAATTATTTGTTCCAAACATTAACCAATTAATACTTATTAAATCAGCAAAAGAGTATTCATCTAAAAAAGAAGTGACGTCTTTGTTTAGAATTAAAAATTCATCTGCGTCAAGATAAAGCATCCATTCTGCATTTATTGATTTTGATATAGTTAAAGCATATTTAATACATTCAAATTTTATTCTCGATTCGTCTACATCAATTCTAAGAACACAAATACGAGAATCAAAATTAAAAAGTTCTTCAATTATTGGTTTTTTTGATAAATGGTCGAAAATATAAATACAATCAAATCCCAACAAAAGATGATGGGCGCACCATTCCTTTATACTCAGTTCATCTCGTGCATTTGTAAAAAGTACTTTTTTCTTTTGAACGGGGTTGAATGTATGGAATTGTAATTCGTTATCCGTTTTATTTTCTTTAAGTCCTTGTGTTATGAAATGAGAATATGCACCTCTTGGTTTTAATCCTGGATAATTTGAAATGTATCGATTAATATTAAACATTTTAATTATACTTTTATTTAAAGGTTTTATTTTAAACGTTTTATTTTAAATTTTATTATAATAACACATTGTTTTATTTATCCATACCCATTTATCGGGGTGAAGGTTTTTTATACCAACAATATATTCTCCATCATGTGTCGTTGTATTATTCCACAGAACGCCTTTTGCAAGGGATATATCGACTAAAAACATTGCGGTATCGATTCTTTCAATTGCAACGTTATCTCCACCAGCAATTCTTTTTGGTTTTTGTTGATTAAATGTATAAAATTTCCCAGGTTCGATAATATCCATAAGTTGATAAAAATTTGGATGGATGATATTGTCGTCATCTAAAAAATAAACAAATCCAGATTTAACAAATTGCAAAGCGTAATTTCGTTGGGCCGTTCCCTTTATTGAATCTTTGTCTGTATGGATATGTTCTTGTATTTGGGGATGATTTAATTCTTGAATTTTATTTACACATTTTCCATCGTATACAATTATCCAATTAATGTGTTGAAAATTAATACTTTGTTGGATTGTTTTTATATTTTCTGGCCGAGAACATGGAGTGATAATTGTAATTTTTTGTTCCATGATAATAAATAATTTATTTAATTAACTTTAAATGAACTTTAATTGGGAACAATACATTCAAAATTACCCGGACCTTTCGGGCTTTACTCGGGAAAAGGCGATTCGGCATTATAACCGTTTTGGCAAATTTGAAGGACGCAGTGATAAAATTATTTACCAAGAAAGTAAAATTATTTCACAAGAAAGTAAAAATTTATTTGATATAGTCATTCCACTTGGACCAAATGATATATCTTTTATAGAACACATTGTCCTTCATTGTAAAAATAACATCATTGACTATAGAAACATTTATATCATAACAAAAGACAATAATATACCAACCGATTGTATTTTTATCGATGAAAACAGTTTTCCATTTAAACTTGAAGATTTTAATAGTTTAAACAATCGTAAAAACTGGTACCTCCAACAACTTTTAAAACTGTATGCGTGGACGATACCCGGTATATTGGATAACTATCTTGTAATTGACGCAGATACATATTTTTTAAAACCAACGACCTTTATGGAAAATGATTTATTTTTATTCAATACCTCTGGTGAATTTCATACACCTTATTTCACTCACATGAAAAAGCTCCATCCAACTTTAATAAGAAAACTAGATTGTAGTGGTATATGTCACCATATGATTTTTAATAAAAGTTATATAAATGAGTTATTTGAACTTGTTTCACAATATCATAATTGTGAATTTTGGAAAGCATTTTTGAAATGTGTAGAACCATCTGAAAGTTCTGGAGCAGCAGAATATGAAATTTATTTTAATTTTATGTTAATATATCACCCTGAATCCATAAAAATTAGAAATCTAAATTGGGCTAATTTGCGAAGTTATTCTATTGGAAATTATGACTATATATCTATACATTGGTATTCACGCCAAGTGTAATTCAATGGATAATCTTTTAGGTCTTCCCATTTATCAAGAAGTATCATATGGACTTTGTCTTTCATTATTTCAGTCCATTTGTTTTTTACACAAATTGGTATTACTTTAAGATACACACATTCCCAAAACCGGTGAGTATCGAGTCCATTTCCTTCAACACAAATACAAAATCGGTATTTTGCAAGTGTATCTATATATTCTTGGTATTCTTTATTTTCTACCCATGGTATAAAATTGAGTATATCCCGTAATCCCACTCTTTTTGGTGTTGTGATGTTAAAATTTAAAAAAATACCCATTGTTTTTTCAACACAATCCATTGATTTTTCAATACACTTCATTTTATCCCCAAGAATTTTGGAGTTTCCATGTTTCCAACTACTGTTTGCTTGGCCTATCGGAAGCGTTATCACTTCTTTTACTGTATTGTTTTGTGAATATATTTGTTTTACAAAGGGTACTTTTTTTAGTGTTTGGTACATTTCTTCGGTAAAGTTTTCATCTGAATTGTGAAAATAAATATCAAATGGAAACTCTATTCCATGAAGTAAATCCATAAACTCGAACATACGATGGGTATAACAAAATATTTTACATTCTTTTTTTACATCAGAAGAAAACTTTAACCACTTTTCAGGAAATTTATGAACTTCCAGTTTTATAAGTGGATTAGAGTTAATATCGTATAGTGTTCCGATAAAATAATCACAACGAAGCTGGATTTTTTCACCAGAAATAATACCGTTATTAAAATCAGGGAGTACACTGTCTGTTCTATTTTCTTTTTTACCAAAACGGTTATAATGCCGAATCGCCTTTTCACGCGTAAAGCCCGAAAGGTCCGGGTAATTTTGAATGTATTGTTCCCAATTAAAAGTTTTCATTTACGTTAGTAATTATTTTAAAAAAAATACTATTAACGTAAATGTCTTATCTAGAATCCATTTTTATACACGAAATTAAAGAACCTATAAAAACAATTTTTGAACTAGGAAGTCGAGATTTATTGGATGCTATAAAATTATCCAAACATTACAATTGCAAAGTATATGCATTTGAATGTAACCCAGATTGTTTAATTGAATGTAAAAAAAACCAAAGTGAAAATGTTATTTTAGTTGAAAAGGCGATTAGTTTGGAAGATGGACCTGTAAAATTTTATCCATTTGACTTAAATTTATACAACAACATGGGAAGTAGCAGTATGTTAAAAATTGATTTTTCTACAAGAAACCCGAATGACCCCGATTACAATCGACCAAATCCACAAAAAGAAATCACAGTTCAAGCAACTCGACTTGATACATTTGTGGATTTAACAGTTTTACCTGAGTTAATTTGTATCGATTTACAAGGATATGAATTAAATGCATTAAAAAGTATGGGTGATAAATTAAGAAATGTGAAATACATAATTACCGAATGTTCTATACAATCTACTTATATTAATGGTTCAACATTTGAAGAATTATATAATTATCTTAAGATGTATGGATTTGAATATAAAGTTAGTAATTTGTTTAATTACAGCTTTCCAAATTTAAAATTAAAAGGTTTTACAGAATTTGATGCTCTTTTTATAAATACTTTATAAGTGTTTGTTCTTTTGGAGAATCTCCCTGAAAATTACATAGTCTTTTTGAATGAATATGGAGACCTGCAATTTTATAAAAACGGTCTTCGACTTTTATCATTGGAACAAATAATTCATTTTCCTTCACCCAATGAAATGTGTATTTTGAAAAATCGATGATACAGGTTTCATTTACAAATCCAGGTATTCCTCCATTTTTATGGATTGTGTCTATACCTCCAAGATATTGTCCTATGGCAGCTGCATCAAATATCATTTCAAATGTGTCAAAATACTCCGAATTAAAATGAATTGGAAAACTTTTGACTGAATCGTTGGAATTGTGAAATTTTGCCATATTTTCCATATCGTTTTTAGAAAAATCATAATTATTTATCAAAGGTTCTAAATTTGAATAATTATGAATAAATACTATTCCAGGTATACATCTGTTTGGAGAATCCATGGTTAGCCAAAGAAATTCGCTTTCTTTTAAATTTTTTGTTGAAAAATAAATGGTATAGTCATTTTCTATATGGATACAATTTGTTCGGTTGTACTTTTTCATATAACTGTAAAGTAAAAATAATCGTTTCGAACAATTAGCCCAAAACCCTTCTGGTAATTTATTGTTTTTGTCAAACGTATTTGTTTCTATGTCAGCTGTAGAAACAACGTTAATTTCCTTGAATTTATCAATTAAATGGGGGTCTGTTATAACTGTTATGTTTTCATTTCCAAATAATTTCAAGTTTCGAATATTGTCAAGAATGTATTCCTGAAAAATTCCAATATCTATTAATATAATTTCCATAATTAAAAAGTTATATAAATATAACTATAAATTTTATTTTAATTTATAATGATTTATCTGATAATAACATCGAGTATAAATAACAAAGTTGGAATTGTAAATGAAAATCATAGGAAAGTGACCTATATAAATAGCATATCCAAAGCATTAAATTTATTACCAGCAGAAATAAAACCCATTATTGTGGAAAACAACGGAAATCGTAAAACATTTCTTGATGATTTTAACTGTGATATACTTTATACAGATAACAATAAGCTTTCATGCGCCCATAAAGGTGTAAATGAACTTTATGATATAAAAGAAGTGATAAATAAGTACAATATCTCTGATGAAGATACTATAATCAAATTAACTGGAAGGTATTTTCCCAGTAATAATTCTTTTTTTAATTTAGTTCTGTCAAATCCAGATAAAGATGCACTGTTGTCATTTTTCAATGTATGTACTTTGAAGTATATGGAAAATGATTGTGTACTTGGAATGTTTGCTATAAAATGTAAATATTTAAAGATGTTTGAATACCTTTGTAAGGAATCACCTGAAGTAGAGTTTGCTACATTTGTAAGAAAGAACCTTAATTTTATGGAGGTTGAAAAATTACATTTAACTTGTTGTTTTGCCGATAATTTACGAATTTTAAATGTTTAATTAAATTAAACAAATGTATACAGTCGTTATAGCAAGATACAACGAAAATTTACATTGGGCTGATTTTATTGAAAACAAAGTGATTTATAATAAAGGAGAACCTATTCCAGATACAATCCAATTAAAAAATATAGGAAGAGAAGGTGAAACTTTTTTGTATCATATAGTACACAATTATCACAATTTACCTGATTATCTTGTTTTACTACAAGGAAATCCATTCCAACATACATTTAAACATGTTAATTATCTAAATCTTAATTTAATTAAAAATTTAAGACCAAAAACAATAGAACCATTTTTTACAGACTACCATACCGAACCACTTGACGTATACAAATGTTTAAAAACAAATGAATTTTTAGAATTTTTAAATTTGCAACCTGAAAAAGAACGTGTTTTTGCACCAGGGTGTCAATACATCATTCCTAAAGAAAATATACTCAAACGCCCACTCGAATTTTATAAAAAAATACACTCAATGCTTTTAAACAATACAATAATCACCAATGAAGAAGCTCATTACAGTGATTATCCAGTTAATGAAACAACACTTAATCCATGGACTTTTGAAAGAATATTTAAATATTTATTTTCTTAACTTCTGGGTCTTCTTCTGTGAATTTCATTAAAAGAAGATGTTTATAAAAGATATTTTTATCGTAATCTAAAAGTACAAAGTTATATTTAAGAAGAGGATATTTTTCTTTTATTGTGTTCCCCAATAAAAAGATATCTTCTTCTTTTGTATTTGGTCTTGTTAATATAAAATGAATAAATTTATCGGAACTGAGATATTCTTTTATATTTTGAATTCTTCGAGTATACCTTAAAATAAATTCTTTAAAATTATCCATAATGTAATGTTTTTTTCCATGTTTCCAGTTTTGTGTAATATACAAATTTGCATGGCCCGGGCTTTCATGATTAAAAATAAATTTATAACGATTATTGTATATTACAATATCCCCTTTCCCATTTGTATTTAAGTATGTACTTTCTTTTGGTATTCGAATGAGTTCGATGTATTCTAAATTAACTATACCTTCAAAATCATTTTTTATACATTCTACAATACCTGGATAATTTGTTATCATTTCATCAAATACACATGTTTTATACCCATTTTGTTTAGTAGAACGTATACCATTTGTTACTCCATAACTTGCACTGTCACAATTCCATCCCAATGAAATTGATTCCTCCATTGTTTTAGTAATTTATTTTATTCCATTCTGGAAAAACAAAAATATCTCCATGCCACAGTTTTTTTATTTCTGGAAAATAAACAGTACTTTCAAAACTAAAAGCACCTATGTACCACGAAAATGTACCAAGTGAAAGAACTATTTTCTTACATGAACTTCCAAATTTAATTGTATCGACTTCATCGGAACTAAAAATAAATAACTTGTATTTATTTATCAAATTTTGACAAATTGGGTGTGTTATCGTATCACTTGATATATACCCTTTATCAAAATTAATTGAAGAAAGTGCTTTATCGTAATATTCGAATGGCTGGTTAAGATTATTTGTTATATCTCCTAATCTCACATGAATAAAAACATTATTATTATCGTAAGTGTATGGATTTAAATTCATAATATTTTCACGATATTCATTTATTTTGTTTTTTATAAATCGTGCCGTTTGAGGTGTTTGGAAAAATCCATGGATAAGTATATTTTTTTCAATTTTGGGATTTTCTAAATAAAAATCAACATTAGAATCTGAAATTGTATGTAATTCGGTGTAAATGGTTGTTCCTTCTGTAAAAAGCGGTATCCCTAAACTCGTTATTTCATTAAAATTTTCATAACTAATCGGTAAATCATTTATTCTTGCTAAATAATCAACGATGTATGTAAAAAAAAGTAAATTTCCAAATCTATATCTGCCTACAGGATTAAGAGTTTTAACACCTGTCATATAAACTATATTAAATTTAATTTTTCGACCTTCTCTTCGACCATAACAATCATAATGTTTAATTACCTTTTCTTTTGTTTTTATACCTGCATTCTTTACATCTTGGTGTGTATTTATATATTCATTCTCATCAATTAAAAATAAAAAATCCATTTATTATTAACATTTTATTTTTAATTTACAATTTATTTCTTACTGCGACGTCCTCGCTTGGGTTTAACTTGTTCTGGGGATGGTGTTTCACCTATTGTTATCTCCGATTCAACTGTAACATCATCGCCTTCTTCGGATTCACCTTCTGCTCCGGGTGATTCTGGTTCAACTGGTTCTTCAGCGGGTGCTTCAGCAGGTACTTCAGAGGGTACTTCAGCGGGTACTTCAGAGGGTACTTCAGTGGGTACTTCGGTTTCAACCGGTGCTTCAGCTGGTATTTCAGCGGGTACTTCGGTTTCAACTGGTGCTTCAGCTGGTACTTCAGCTGGTGATTCGGCTGGTACTTCAACTGGTACTTCATCTGGTACTTCAACTGGTGCCTCTGCAGGTGTTTCAACTGGTGCTTCAGCGGGTACTTCGACGGGTACCTCTGCGGGTACTTCGACGGATACTTCAGTGGGTACTTCGGTTTCAACTGGTGCCTCTGCAGGTACTTCAACTGGTACTTCAGCGGGTACTTCGGTTTCAACTGGTACCTCTGCGGGTACTTCAGCGGGTACCTCTGCAGGTGTTTCAACAGGTTCTTGGATTTCAACTACAATTTCGGGCTCAGCTTCAGGAATAAAACAACACACTCGTCCTTCGCGTTTACCATGGCGGGTGTAGTGTCTCCATGCCTTTTCAAATGTATTAATACCAGCTGCTTTGAGGTCCTGGTATTTCTCTACATAAAACGTCCAATCAAAGATTTTCATGTCGTTATCCATAATTTGGTACTCATTTGTTTTATTTTTTTTACAGGATTTTTACAAATAAAAAAAAACCTAAGGAAACAAAGGATATAAAATTAAAAACAAAATGCCTCGCCAAGCACCAACTTGTAACATATGCGTCGAAAATTTAAATCAGAGTACTCGTAAGGTAATCACCTGCGTTTACTGCGATTTTGATGTATGTCGTACATGTTTTCAAAAATATACAATTGAGACCTCTTTGGACCCTCATTGTATGAGCTGCAAGAAGACCTTTAGTTATGATTTTCTTAGTAATAACTGCACCAGTGTTTTTATTACCAAAGAATTGAAGTCTCACCGTGAAGACATACTGTTCGACCGTGAGAAGTCTCTTTTGCCTGAAACCCAGCCGCATGTCATTGTTGAGTTGGAGAAAAGGAATCTTAAGAAACAAATTGATAGTTTCCATGAGCGGATATTTGAACTTCGTAGACAAGAACGGATACTTAATAATCAAATTAACGATTTGACTTTTAATATGAATCGTTTGAATGTTAATAATGTTGGTGAAGGTACTACTGTTGAAGAGCGTAAGAAGTTTATTCGAAAATGTCCTATGGGAGATTGTCGTGGATTTCTTAGTACTCAATGGAAGTGTGGTAGTTGTGAAAAACGTATTTGCAATCGTTGTAATGAAGAAAAAGTCACGGGACCTGATGGGACCGAACATCGTTGTCTTCCCGAAAACGTAGCAAGTATGGAGCTTCTTAACAAGGACACCAAGCCTTGTCCGAACTGCGGAACTATGATATTTCGTATTTCGGGTTGTTCCCAGATGTTTTGTACTGATTGCCACACTCCATGGGATTGGAATACAGAACGGGTCGTTACTGGTGTTATCCACAACCCCCATTACTACGAGTTTGTAAACCGCAATGGTACAGGTGCTCGTAATCACGCCGATATTCCATGCGGGGGTCTTCCTGATGGATATGATATGAGGAACATGATGTCAAGACTGTTTAATAACAATCCACCTCAGTATATATTCAACATTTATCAGTGTGTTATGCATATTCAACATCATGAGCTTCGTAACCATATCGTCGAAGACGTTGTAGTAACGAACCGTTCTTTGCGTATTAAGTATCTTTTGAATGAAATAACTGATGCCGGGTTCAAAGCTGTTCTTCAACAAGCTGAAAAGAAACGGCAGAAGGCCATAGCGTTTCGCAATATCTACCAAATGTTTGTTGATGTAGCTTCTGATATTTTTAGACAAATGTACGTCAGTTACAGTGAAAATCGCCTGAGGACTCCTGGTGTAGCTATTGAATTTGTTCGTTCGAATGTTATTATTCTTAATAATCTTGTCGAGTACTTCAATGAAAACTTGCAAAAGATAGGTAAAATGTATAAGTGCGTTTATCCTGGAATCACTCCCGAACGTATATTTACAAACAATCTAGCCAGTTACAAGGCGAGACAAGCACCACAAGTTGAAATTCACCACATTAATTAATAATTTATCCATAAAGTCCTTTGGGAATAAATAAAAGGCATTTAAAGTATTGTTTTGTTTAAAGATAAAAATGTTTACCTTTTCCGATGCCGGTAAAATTTTATTAAACGCACTTTATTCCTTTATTAATTATAATACTACCTTTAAAGTAAAGCGTCTCCACCAAGATGCCAAAGTTCCCCAAAAAGCAGACAGTGGATGTGCCGGGTATGATATCTTTAGTGTCGACCAAATTAAACTGGCTCCAGGAGAACGATCCCTTGTTGCTACAGGTATCAGTACCGAAATCTCCAAAGAATACTACCTCAGGGTAGCCCCGCGAAGCGGTTTGGCCGTTAAGGGAATTGATATTGGTGCCGGTGTCGTTGATAGCAGTTATCGCGGTGAAATCAAGGTTCTTGTTATTAATAACAGTGGTTCGGATTATCTTGTTGAATTTGGTTCAAAGATAGCACAGCTTGTTCTCGAACGTTGCGGTGATGCACCGGTACAGGTAGTTGATATTCTTTCGGAAACGGAACGTGGATATGGAGGATTTGGTTCTACGGGAAAATAAAATAAAGGTGACAGTTAAATGAATTTTCTTTTATTGGTTGTTTTACTAAGTTTGGTCGAATTTATAGGAGATACGAATCTCAAAATATAAGGTATTTTAAAAATTTACTAATTGGTATAATTTCATATATTTTAATTGTTAAATTATACATTGAAGCACTTAAACAAAGTAATTTGATTTTTACAAATGCTATGTGGGATGCTATATCAACGATAATAACAACGGGGTTAGCTATTTTCATACTTCATGAACGACTTACAAATTGGCAACAGTGGGCTGGTCTTATAACTGTAGTCATTGGTATTTTGTTATTAAATTATGGAAAAAAACCAATTTAAATAAAAGAAAGCTTTAAAATAAAAGACAATGTTTGTAAAAACATTAACCTTTGGTAATTACAAGTATCGCATTTTTTATAAATCCAAAGCAATGAGTTGTAAATATCCCAAAGAAACGGTTTCCCCAAGAATACGGTCTCCAAGTAGATTCTGGGTTAATAATAAAAACGAAACAGTTCGTGAAATAATTTATCCAGCCGACCTTTGGTTTAAACCAATTGAACCCGATGACCCAGTTGAAAATTTTATTTTAAATATTTCTTTTGAGCTTGATTACACTAAAATTGAAATTGAAAAAAAAATCACTTAAAAAGATGTGCGTTAATAACTCAAACAAACATGGAAACCGTGTTTATCAATTTACTTACTCCCGAGTTGGTGAAAATTACCAAAAATAAAAATAAACTAATTTCTTATGGGAATTTTTTTGATATCAAATTAGTTTATTCGTTGGCATGGATTTATAAATACTACTTTGAAGAATCTGTTCTTTTATTTTTACCAAGGTGTATAAATATAACAGAATCATTGGAACAATTCAACGAACTTGTTGGTGATTACCCGTTACTTCAAGAAGAAATAACTCATTGTACTCTTGAAACACTTGAAAATACATCTTCAGTTAAAGTTGTCATTTATGGATTTGGTGACCTGATTTTCAATGAACTATCCATTTTAAATAAACGCCGTGTTAATAGCCGTTTGAAAGCTTTAAAGTGTAAAGTCCACATTCTGAGTTATACTTCATTAAAGATACTTGACCTCGTTGCACTTGATTCATTTGAATTGAATTTTAAAGAGTCTTTTCCAAAATTTCAATTTGAATATATAGACTTTTTGGATTCCGAACAAGAAATATTCGATGAAAATTTAATTGCTTTTGCAGATTTTATTTCGGAAAATGAAGCTGAATCAATTTACATTTCCTTGAATATCCATGTTTCTAAAATTCTTACATTGGAAAAATTACTCAAAGAACGCAATGTCAATGTATCGAGAAAAGAAAGCGCCAATGGTGTTGTTATTAATTCACAAAAAATAATTAACAGTTCCTTTTTAAAATACAAGTACCAGCTTTATATCTTTATTACCCAGGATTTTGAATATCCACTGGACTTTTTGTTTTATCTGAAAGAAATTCACAACGAAGCCGTTGTTTACATCGATTCGTCAAAAATAAAGAATATTAATTCGGTATTAAAAAGGATAACAACTGAAGATTTTCCAGAACGAACGGTTGTAAAAGATTCCAAAGAATACCCGACTTACAATGAATTAATAAAAGAAATATCTGGTGAAGCTTTGGTTGTTTCCGAAAGCTATTATCTCTTCGAAGCACCGGAATCATTACAAAAACTAAATCTCAGTAATCTTGCAAAGAAGGATTACGACCTTATCAGAAATTTTGTTAAACTAAAATTAAATACAAAACTTGACAATTTAAAAACTTGTCAATTGAGCGCTCCATGTAGTCCGAAAGACCGTTCAAAAAAATTAAACAGTCTTTCTAACAAAATAAGTAGTTCCGATTATCGATGTGACATTACATGTGAAATATTTAAGGACTATACTATAGGTGTAGTGTTATGGAATGATACATTTTCAAATAGAAAATCTATAAGTGTTTTAAAGAACCAGACATTTGTTTATCAGACAACATCTGGTAAGTGGAAATATACCAGTGTAACGTAAAAAGTTTTAAAACTTTTAATGGATATCAGTTGCCAACTCAAATTAACCAAAAGCTTTAAATTTCCTTGAAGGCTCATCGTAAAACCCAAGGTCATCAGCATTGGGAAAGTTCCAAAAAATCTAAAGATAATTTGAATCGTTTGGAGATAGAGAACGGCCAAATTATAAATTACTTGAAAAAAAGTAAAATCATTTTTTTTAATTTATACAGTACATTTTTACTTTGTGTTTCATAGAAAGAAAACCATCGAAGTTCGCTTTTTTCTTTGAAATGTTTTTCATTTAAAATTTGTTTGTTTATATAAAACTGTAAAAAATCGACATAAGCCGGAAATTCTACAAACCAAATATAAACTGTTTTTCCAGTTGATGTTTTTTCTATAATCGGTTCAATTAAAGTTAATTGTTTTTCTATATATCCATTTGCATTGGTAAATATCGTTGCCGTTTCTTCATGGAATTCTCTAATTGCTGTTTTTCTTGGTGTTTCTCCTGGTTCAGAACCTCCAACAAAACCAGACCATTTGTTGTTACTTGTTTCCTTACCCAATAAAAAATAAGTGTACCCATTTGAAATAGTGTATGGAACTATCCCCGCAGCAAAAGAACTATTCATCATTTTAATACTTTTAAAGATATTAAATTAATATTATTAACTTTAAATAATGGAAAATTGTCCTAAAAGTTCTTACAATGTTTCTCGATTAAAACGCTCAGCCAAAGAAAATATAAAACTAGCTTCCATGAATGAAGGTACCCACGGGCCCTTTTATACTGTATATGGGTCAACTGGAACAATGTATAAAATAGAATGCCATCCTAAAATGAGTTGTACGTGTATTGATTTTAAAAAGAACAATAGATACTGCAAACACATCTATTTTATATTTTTAAATGTATACAAAACAATACCTAAGTTAGATAAAAATTATAATTTAGAAGAACTTAAAGAACTTCATACGAATTTTTTTAGCCATCCGAGTGTTGAAATCAGAGACTCCGACGAACCATGTTCTATTTGTTTTGATGAAATAGTTTCACCTTTTGTTTGTAAAGTTTGTAAACATGGATTTCACAAACAGTGTATCAATGAAATGAGCCGATTTTCTGGAAAGTCGAATTGTCCGCTGTGTCGTTCCAATTTAAATGAAAATATTTTAGATGACCTTATTAAACAAGTTGAAATGTTATAAAAAAATACCTTTTTAATGTTAAATGAAAAAGGTTTTTAAAAAAGAAATTCCAGATTCCGAATTCCATGGAAAGGGAAAAAACTTTGACGAATCTTATTACAAATTTATTATTGATAAAAACAGTGATGGATACTACGAAGAAAATGGTGTTAGCAAAGTTTTATTTAAGTTTCGAAAAAACGCAATAACTCCAAAGTATTCTGATATAGCAATCAAAAGTTTCCTTGAACTTTCCAAAAAGAAACATTCCAACCGAGGATTGGCTGCTGGAATACCCAAAGGACAATCAAATGCTCGTCACACAACTGAATCGGGACAAAGTGAAGGAAGTTATATTGCAAGTAACATATCAGGATATTTTGACCGTCCACTACGCGAACATCGTGGAATACTTGGAACTATCCGTGCTTGTCGTACAACTGCTTTTACTTTGAATAACATAGACCTTTGGAATGAAGGTCTTCGATTTATTCAACGGTGTTCGAAACTTTACCGTCGATGGGGTGGAAGTTATTATACGGCCCAAGAAGCAGAATACAATCAGATAAAGCCACAAATCAAGATACCCAAAACAGTATTTACAACGGTAACGTCAAATTACAATTGGCGTACTGCGTGTCACCAAGATGCTGGAGATTATTCAGGTGGATTGGGAAATCTAGTTGTAGTTGGTGAAAACTTTGAAGGTGGGTATCTTGGATTTCCGCAGTTCAAGGTTTTGATAAAAATTAAGCCAGGTGATTTTTTGTTGATGGACGTCCATCAATGGCATTGCAATACCTATATTAGAATTAAGGAAAATGGATATCGATTATCATTTGTGTTTTATATTCGAGAAGACTCTAAGCTTTGTAAAACAAAAAAGAAAATTGGTGAAACAATTTATTTAATTTGAACTTCGTTAAAATTTTTAATTTCTTTTCCATACTTCATAAAAAAAATCATAACAAGGTTGCCATCCACCCGCTTCTACATAGTCTCTATAAAACCCATTTTCTTTTAAGACGGTATCTACATATATCTTTTCAGATATATTTAAATAATCGTTTTCCATAATTATCAAGTTGATACCGTTAAGAATTTCAGGCATATCAATTAAAATATAATAAAAAGCTGCTTCACAATCAAGAACAAGTGTATCAAAATCAATAGGATACTTGGCTTTTAGTTCACTTAATGTAATGGAATTAACTTCAATAAAATTTTTATCTGAATATTGTTCGTACGGAACAGTAACACCTCCTTCTTCCTTTTGAACTATTTTTCTAAGTGAAAGTGCAGAATTTTCAATAAAAAAGTTAACATTATTTAAATCTATATTTTCTTGTAATTGTTTAAAAACATTTTTATTACATTCCAATGTTACCAAAGTATTTGTTATGGAAGCAATTATTAATGAATTCCTTCCAAAGTGTCCTCCGATTTCCAAAACCTTTTCATTTCCAGTGAGATACCTAACAGCCATCAATTGTTCTGGAACTTCTTCATTAAATGAACCATGTTTTAATTTTAGATTTGATTTTATAGTATTCCATTTGTTAACGATTTCTTCCATTAATAATTAATAAATAAACCAATTGGAGCAAGGTATCCCGAGATACCTAAAAAACTTATATTATTAAAGCTTACACCTTTAAGTAAATTATGTTCGATGTATCCATACATTATAACGTTATTTAATCTTTCCATAATTAATTCAATTTTACTTGATGGAAATCCAAATAACGATGTTACACAGCATTTTCCATTGCTTTGTGTTACTTCTCTGGCATTAATTTCATTTTTATCAAATAATTCAAGTTTAAACTTTTCATTTAAAAAATATCTTCCCGATATTTTAAAAAAGAAAGTATCAGGTGGAAAATTAGTTGAACTTAAAAACATTTTTAAATAACTAGCTTCACCAACACTTTTGTTATAGTAAAATCCATCAGGTGGTTCAAAATACATCATTGTTACATCGTCAAATAAAATATTTTTAGAAGTTTCCAAAACTATTATTTTAGCATTTGGAACAAATCTTTTAATACTTTGAATTGTTATTTTAGTTTGGGAATATCGTTCTTCAGGAGTATAAACCGATAAGTTTTTCACATTAACAACAGATGTTACTATGAAAATAATATTATTCATTTAAAATTTATTTTATTTAATTTAAAATAAATTAACGACTTTTAAAATTATATTATCGGAATTATTTGTATCCAATGGTATATCCATAATTTTAAATTCAAGATATGGAAATTTCATTTCCCACAATTTTACTTGTTTTTCAAATAACGATAATTCATTTCTATGGATATCTTCAATAATATAATACCCATTCTTTTTTAATTTATGTATACTATTTTCAAAAAAACATACATTTGCTTCGAATGTGTGTAAACCATCTTCAATAATTATATCAAATTGTTCGGGTATACAATCCCACATATTTTTAATAATTTCTTTATCTGTTTGGTTACAATAAAAAGTTTTAATTCTATTTGATTCAAAAAGTATATTTTTATCTATATCGGCTCCATAAATCATTGCATTGGGAAAATACTCTCTCCAAGCGTACAACGAAGCTCCTGGTTTTCCATTTATACCCATATTACTTGGTACGTTTATATTGTTACTTCCAATACCAAGTTCAAATATACTCAACTTTTCGTGTCGTTTAAATAAAGTTTCATAAAGAAGAGTATAATTGTGATGTCCGTTTCCTTTATCACTTCCATATTTATTCATGATAGTTGTCAAATTATCTTTCTGGAAATAATTCAATCCTTCGGGCCATTTATCTTTTGAATAATACAGTTCAAATAATTCAGGATTTTTATGATAACATCTCAGAAGAATGTGTTGGTCGTCATCTGAAATTCCTAGTTTATGGAGTTCATCAACTGAGTTGTGATAAAGTTCTTGAAATTCATGGACTTTATTTACCGGAAGTCCATAAAACGTTCCAGTAAATATTTCAGGTGCATATTTAAGAGTATAATAGGGCTCATAGTCAATAAGTTCATTTCTTAGAAATGTGTTAATTTTATTTGTATTAAATTTTGAAATGTCAAGTGTATCTGTTGGAAATAAAGAAACATCGTTATGGAGAATTGCTTTGTGATATCCAAAATCCGACCAACATACAAAATCTGTTTTTATAAAAGGAAGAGCAAATGAAAGAAAATCTATTTTTGCATGATTTATACAATTGTATTCAGGATAAATATTTTCAGGGTGTCCGAGACTTATTCGTTCTTTTAGAAAATTTTTGTATATATCGGAATTTATAATTGAACGGTCTTTTTCAATATTTTTCCATGCATGGATATTTTCATTTAAAAAATTTGAATCGATTACAATAAATGTTTTATTTTTATAATAAGAAACCCCGTTTGTTTTAAGCCCCGAAGGGAGTATATTTAATTCTGTTATACAATTAATATACAATGAATCAATAAATATAACCATTGTGTAATCTAATAAAAGGTAATTTAAAAATGAATCAATATACTCTTTTGATGTTCGACTATATTTATACCAATTAGAACGATTTATATCAAAAAAAGCAGTAACAATTGTAACTTCGTTTTTAATTTCGTTTTTAACTTCATTTTTATTCAAAAATACTTTATTAAAATTTTCCATAACTTTTTCTGGTGTGTACTCACTATAAGCATTCCAATATCCGACAAATCGTTCTTTTGAAGAATTTAAGATTTGTTTTAGACTTTCTTTTGAAGTATAAATTATAGCTTTTTCACCAAGTAATTCGAGGTGGGCGTTATCAACCAAACTCCGTGATGTTATTACTGGTTTATTACAACTTGAAAACTCAGCTATACTTAACCCAAACGTTTCTCCTTCCGTTCGTGCATGTATCATTGCGTCACAAGAGTTTATAAACTTAACTTTATCTTTAAGGTCAATAATTGGTTCAAGATAAATTATTCTTGGGTGATTGTAAAATGGTTTTGTATTTGCAAATAGAAAATAAATATCTTCACGTTCTGAAAGAATTTCTTTTATTGCTTCATATACGAATGGTATATTGAATTCATCGAATCCACCATACCTTCCAAAAACAATTCCGTTGAAATGTTTAAGTTTTTCTGAAGTTTTTGGTAAATTAACCATGTGAGGAATACATGGAAGACCATTTTGACCTTTTACCCATGGACTGATTGTTGCAAGTATTTCATTTGGGTCTGGTTGTATTTCTTTTATTTGAAAAACGATATGCGATAAATTTTTAAATCGCGTTAGTTCATATTTTTCATTTGTTGCTTTTATATTGTAAAAATAATCGAGTTGGTAATTGTTAATTTCATCAAATGAATTATAGCCTATAACTTCAAATTCTTTTTTAAATTTTTCAATTGCGATATGATTTGAATTGATATCATAAAAAATAATACTTCGGTAGCCATTTATTTTTTGATTAAAGTACGCATAGTCAAACATAGCAACAGTTGTCCCTCTTTCTCCTAAATACCCACCTGCATGAAAGCCGATAACTTTAACGGTCTTTATTAAGAATTCCTTGTTTGGTGGAAGGTAATCGTTCAAATGAATTGGAATTTTGGTAATTTTTTCTCCAGGACGTAAAAATAAATCCAAACCATTTTCCATACGAGACTTTATTAAATTTGTTTCTGTAAACTCGGTAGTATTGTATTCTTGGTGACTAAAATTTTCAATTTTGTTACTGATAAATTCGGGTGTTCCAAAATAACTTAGGTGCCACCCTCCATGTTTAATAAAATTAAAACTTTTCCATCGAATTTGGTCTATACTTAATCCTGAAAGTACGTAACTACGATAATCTGTAATTTTAGAATAATACCAATTTCCTTTTCTTGATTCAAGATTATAATAATAAAAATCCTGTTCGAGTGCATAAATATCTTCAAACTGAAAAGTTTGGAGTAATTTAAGTGTATTGGGGTCTGGTATTTCATCGACATCCGAAAAAATAAGGATATCGTGATTGGTAAGTTTTAATTGGTCGAGTCCACGTTGAATACAATTACGTTGAAACTTTTCATTTTTCCATACTTGTTCTTTGGTTGGCTCGATAAATGGAAAATCATCAACAACGATGTGAATGATACGTTCTTTGAACTTTTCTTTTTCAAAATACAACTTTTTAGGTTTACCCGTAAATGTACGAGTTGATTCGACAATAACGAATGTATCGACTACATTTTGAAGTGTATTTAAACGGTAATTCAACAGGTCAATTTCATTGTAAAAAATAAAACAATCAATAATTTTTCGTTTTGAAAATTTAATATTCAAACATTCATTTAATAATGAAATATATCGTTCTTTGTAATTTCCAACAACATTTCGTTTAAGTCCATCAAATTGTAAATAGCTCAAATTAATTTCAGAAGACTTAGCATAATAAATAATGCTATCAACTACATTACCCAATTTAAATCCACACCGTTCCATACTTTCTGGATAAAGTGTTGATTTATGGACTGCTGATTCCAAACAAATATAATCATGTTCGGATAATTCTTCCTGGTCGTTAATAGCTTCTTGAAGTTCGGATGTTATCCAAGGTATATTCATACAATTTTCAGGAAAAGGTGTTGTAATTATAATATAGTCCGATATCCGCAAAAGTTCAGAAAGAGCATTATAAACTTGATCGATGTAAAGATGTTCCATATTTTCCATGGAAAGTGCGATGGTGCAACTTTTATCTTCGAATGGAAGTTTATCGGAAGAACAAAAGTGAATTTCATCGAAGATATCAGTTGTTTTGAGATAATCGATGGTAGCTGGTGAAAAATCAACCCCGACAAACTTTGCATCGATACTTTTTTTAAATTCTTGACATTGTTTTCCAATTCCACAACCTATATCGGCAATTACAAGGTTATCACAATTAAAGCTTTTTATAATAGATTTAACAGGTTCATTTAAGTATTCTGGACTATGTTGTCCGATACTCGTTTGTTTTTTACGATAAGTTCTCATTTTATAAGTATTTGTTTTGATTTTTAAATTAATTTAAACTAAAGAACTAGTTTAATTTAAAAATGAGTTTAATAGTTGTTGATAATTTTTATTCAAATCCCGATGAAGTTAGGAATTACGTTCTTACTCAAAAATTCGAAATAAAAGGAAATTACCCAGGAAACAGGACGCGTTCATTTGCAACAAATGAACTTAAAACAAAAATACAAGAATATATTTTTCCATTTGGAGGAAAAATAATTGATTTTCCAATATCCAAAGATGTCTACAACGGCTCTTTTCAATATACAACATCGAGAGAGAGGTCATGGATACACGTGGATTGTTATAACAACTGGGGAGGGGTATTGTACTTAACACCCGATGCACCTCTTAGTTCAGGAACTGGTTTTTATAAATTTAAAAATGGAAGTACCGTTCAAGAAACAGAACACGGTTCGGAAACCAGTAAATATAGCCAAGATATGACAAAATGGGATTTAATTGACAGAGTTGGTAATGTTTACAATAGGCTTATTTTATTTAATTCTAAAAAGTTCCATACATCACTCGATTATTTTGGGACGGATAAATTTGATGGTCGATTGTTTCAAGTATTTTTCTTTTCAACTGAAAAATAAAGTTAAAGAAATAAAAATTATTAATTATCATGGAATTCATAATACCACCACCACAAGCTGAAAAGATAATTGAAAATCCCAAAATATGTTTTGCACTTGTTTGTAAAGATGAAGAAAAATGCATACTCACTGCATTAGAGAGTGTATACAAATTTATTAGTTACTGGGTTATCTGCGATACTGGTTCAACAGATAAAACGTGTGAACTTATTGAAAACTTTTTCAAAGAAAAGGAAATACCAGGTGAACTTTTCCATGAATCATGGGTTAATTTTGGATATAACAAAACATTACTTTTTGACAGATGTTACAAAAAAGCAGATTACATTCTTCATTTTGATGCCGATGATTATTTTGTAGGAGATTTAAAATTTGTGGGAGGTAAGACACAATACTACATTAATGTTAAAAAAAATGATGTTAATTATCCATGTTTTTTATTATTTGATTGCAATTATAAATGGAAGTTTTGTGGAGTGGCCCATACAACTATAAAATGTTTAGATAATGACAATCCAACATTAGGATATTTAATAACAGATGATTTTTATATGTATTCATCGCCAGATACAGGTGCACGAAGTTTTGACCCAGAAAAGTATAAAAAAGATGCTGAAAAACTTAAAACACAATTTTTTGATACATTGATATTTGACCCGGATAATCTAAATACACGTTCAATATTTTATACAGCCCAAAGTTATAGAGACCATGGAGACCTAGAACAGGCTGCAAAATGGTACAATCTTTATTTAAAAATTAAAGATACATGGATAGAAGAACAATACATGTGTTATTTTAATCTTGGAAATATTTATAAATCATTAAAATATGATTTTAAACTTATTGAAAAGATGTATCTTTCAGCAATAGAACTTATAAATGACCGCGCTGAAGCATATTATCATCTTGGAATTCTCTATAATCAAACAAACAATCAAGAATATTCTTATAATTTACTTTTAAAGGCCAAAAACATAAAATTTGAAGAAACCGTAAAAAAGTACGTTTTATTTTTAGATTCAAGGTGTTATGGAAAGTACATTTTGGATGAACTTTCAGTTGCCTGTTATTGGACTAACAGAATACAGGAAGGAATCGAGTATCTTTCTCAGATAATTGATGACCCTGATATGGACCAAACTCGTTTACAAGAAAACATGAAACATTTTAAAAATAAATTAAATACTGATTAAAATCTTTGTAATATTCGTAAGCATTTATTTCATCTATAGATGCTTCTGGTATATTAAACTTATTTAGAATTTTAAAAACTCCAACACCTCTATAATTTTGATTATTGTAATATTTAAATTCAAAATCTGTTGAATGGTATTTTAACATATAATATACAACTTTCCATACATCACCAGTCCATGGCTCACGATATTTTAAAATACCATTTTCATAAACATGTTTATTTGGTATTTTAAGTTGTTCGTTATAATTCAATGGCAGAATATCATCAATGAATATCACCCCGTTGTCATTTAATTTTGAAATGCTATTGTTAAAGTCTCTAAGTACATATTCTGATTGATGCATTCCATCTATAAAAACGGTATCAAAAAAATCACAATTTTTTCCAAAAAAATCGTCAGATGTTAATTTAATTATTTCATTTTCGCATTTTGGGTCTGGGTCAACTCCTATCTTTGTTTTAAAATGGACGTTATTAAAATTATATCCAGTTTCAATTCCAATTTCTAAATATTTTTGTTCGGGAGTTGTATTTTCATTTATAACTAAATGTCTCTGGGATAAATTGGTATTGTAATTATCAATAATTTCATAGTTATCTGTTGATTTATACATCATTAAGAAATAATTAAGTGCTTCTTCGATAGAAACAGTGTAACACTTAAAATTAAGTTCGTATTTATCAAGAACATTTTGAATTTCTTCGATATTTACAGAATCCAAGAGTATAAAATCATTTCGTTTATTAAGATACAATTCTTTGATGTATTCCAATTTATATATTAAAGAACTAATTCCAAGTATACAGTATTGGCCGTCATAATCTGGGTTTATAATTTTATTTGAATAAAGAAATTTATAATTTTCACGTTTCCATATTTGTGAATGTTCGTAAATGTATTTAGGGTCTTCATAACAATTAAGTTCTTTGCATCGTTCATCTATTTTGAAAAGCTCATAAAAAATGGGTTGAATAAATCCAGGACCAATTCTATTAATTTCGCTATTTCTTATAAGTGAAAAATTGTTATTTGATTCATTCATATACTGAACGTACCCTAATTTATGGATTTTAGCCATTTTTGTAGTACAGAATGTCCGAAGAAGTATTTCATAGTCATCACAAATTGGTAAAAACTCAGAATAATTTCCTGCTTCTAAAAGTGATTCTCGTTTCCATATTCTTGGGTGGTTCGGACAACAAACCAAACTTGATAACGTTATATTATTGATATTTGGTGTATTATAAACGTAAACCCATTTATTATTGTATTTTTGAGAATAATAACTTCCATATCCTTTGCAAATAAAATCACCGTAATGAAAATTATTTCCATTTTCATGGATATTTATGAAATCCATGTAAATAAATCCAATTTCAGGATTATTTTCAAAACATTCAACAGAATCTTTAAGAACATCTGGTAATATTTCATCATCGTGGTCGAGTTCAAGAACATACTTTCCCCGACAAAGCGATACAACTTCATTTTTAACATTTCCAATATTTCCACTGTTACAGCTTCTTTTATAAAGTCTTACTTTGTTGTTATTATCGAAAAGCTCCTTTAAAAAAGAAAAATGCGAGTCATCTGGAGAATCATCTAAAATTACCCATTCATAGTCTATAAATGTTTGTTTTTTTATGGAACTGTAAGCGCGAAGGATTTTGTTATATGAATTATATGTACTTGTAAAAATTGAAAAAGTTGGCCGTACGTTTATCCTTGAAAGAGTACAGTTATGAATAAAACAATAATTTACAGCATTATTAAATCGTTCGATTGATTCGATTTGTTTAAAATGAATCCAGCGGCTTCTCATTCTATTTGCAATAACTGAATTAAGATTTGGTTCATCTGGTCCATATGTCACAAGTATTTGGTAATTTGGATTAAATAATTCATTTAATTTGTTATTTGTAAAGAACAAAGTACAGTTTAATTCTTGATTATCAAAAAAAGAAATTATTTCAGAATCATCTGAGTAAAAAAGTACAAATGGGTACTTCATTTTAAGTTTAAATAACTTAAATTTTTAAATCGTTTAAACTTAAATGGAATCGTTTATTTATTTATATCCAAGAGGAGATAGACTAGGAGGTCATCTAGTACAATACCTTAGCATATTAATTTATGGATTTTACAATAATTTGTATATTTATTATGATATATCTGAGTTAAAATATACTGAAAGTATTTTTGTTAAACAAATTCTTTCTTTTATAAACAATTGGAATACTAGATTTAATACACCAAATACAAGTAAACCATATATTCAGCCTTATTTTTTAGATTTCACTAAAAAAAATGATAATTCCTTTTTTTATTCAGAAGACCTTTGTATATTATTTACCCAGGTTGTTTATAATATTAAATCTGACCTCATAAGTTATTTTAAAAAATACATCATTCCAAAAAAACCGAGTACCCAAAAAACAATAGCGATACATCTACGCCTCGATGATGTTTCTACACAATCTGATTATGACGGAATGGTATGTGGAAATTATTACAAAAACATTATAAATGAAAGCGAAATAGTTTCGGGAATCGTCCAAAAATGGGAAACATTGTATAATACACAGCGACCATTGTCAAAAGATAAATTAAATTTGGTAATATCCCAAGCAAAAGAAAAATACCCAGATCATGAAATCGTTATAGTTACATCACCTGGTGAAAAAGTTGATTTTGATTACCCGGTTATTACTCATTCAAATCCAGACGATGATTTGTCGTATCTTTGTAACTCGGATGTTCTTATTTTATCGAGAAGTACATTTTCAATAATTGCTGCTTTTATGGGAAATGCATCTGAAATATGGTGTCCAGTGTGGGGCCATTTTGTTTGTTTGGGACTTAATACAAAATACGATAAATCAAAATTTAATTATTTTAGTTAACAAATGGAGGATAATCAATATATATTTCATCATTTTCCAAAACATTCGGATTATCAAGACTACTAGGTATTAGTTCATTATTTAGAATATAAGGCAGTGGGTAATATTTTTTGTGTATATAAGTACATTCAAAAACATTTGGTATATTAACACCTTTATGAGTTCTAGAACCACATGCATTATTTGGATGAAAATGTACTAAAACATGTAAATTACTAAGTTTATTAAATACATCGAGTTCCTTTTCACCAAAAGGATTATGAAATTCGATTACAATTTGGCTAAACTTGTTAATTTGTTCTAATGACAAACTATTTATCCATGGAATTTCGCCACCTTCAATATCCATCTTTATAAATATATCATTATTGTTATTTATTATATTGTGTAGATTCGTACAATATTCTGAATTTGTATCAGATATGTATTTTTTAACAAAAGTTATATTTTTATTTTTAATATTAATTGAATCAATAGAACCATCATATGCATAGCATTTTATGTCTGTGTACTTATTACAAAAATCTTCTTCAAATGAAATATCATCTAAAATACCACCTGATAAAAAGATTGAATATTTAACATTAGGTATATCACATAAAATATATCCACCATCGTATTCTTTTCCTAATCGTATTTTATTATAATTTGGCTTGTAAACTGTTAAATGTTCCGGATGTATTGATTTGAATAAAGGAAGTTTAAATGTTACAATATTACAGTATCGATAATGGTCGTAATATTCATTTAATTCACATAAACCATTGTTATATAAATAATAAAATGTTGAAAATCCGTATTGTTTTAATAAATTTATTATGTCTATTAATTTAGTATTATTATCTAAAAATGTCCCTCCGTATTCAAATTGAATAATATTAACTTTATTTAAATATTTACCAAAACCTTTTAATACATTTAATTCATAACCTTCAGTATCTATTTTTATAAAATCAATAACATCTATATTATTTTTAAGTATATACTCATCGGCTCTTTGTAAATTTAACGAAATTCTATTTTCAGAATCATCTACTTTACAACTGGTTATTCTATTATAAAATGATTCATATCTTGGATAATAATTAGCAACTTCTGATTTATCAGATAATCCAAAATTATTAAAATAAGACCTTTTATTTTTATTTTTTTGTCTGGATAAATCAGTTAAACTTGATAATACAGGTTCAAAATAATGAACTTGGTTATCAAAATCTAAAAATAAAGAATCATTTCTAGAACCTATATCAAATATAACAGTAATACTAGATTTTATGGAATTATAAAAAAACAATTCTCCATTTGTTAAAGGGTCTCCGTTATTAAAACAATATTCCAATTCATTTTGAATAATAACTTCATTGTTTTTTATATATAAACACTTATGGTGATTTATTATATATTCTTTTTCATTCATATAAACATAAATACTTTTAACTGTTCCATAAACAGGATCTCCAAATATACTAGCTCTAGTTTCATCACCCGATGGTATATACATATCTTGAACTTTATCTGTAATATCAATAAAAACATCTTTGGTTCCGTACCTAATGTATTTTAAATTATCTGGTCTTTTAATATAAAAAGCATCACCCCAACCATGTGTTGTCATACATGTTTTTACACGAACTAAATTAAATTTTAAAAGATAATCATCAATTTCTTGCAATAAAGCACATCCTTCATACACTTCTATAACATTAACTTCGATATAAACATAATCAATAAAATTTAATATAGCACCTGTGCCTTTTAAAGCCATTAATTCGGCTCCTTGAATATCCAAATTTATAAAATTAAATTGACTGTATTCAAAATTATTTTCATTATAAAATGTTTTGAGTGTTTTTGTTTTAAGATTTATCCTGTCAATTTCATAAATATCAGGATGTTGGACCAAGTGCTCTTTTAAATTTAAAAAAGAACTTGATTGATAATTATTTGTAATTTTAAATTCAACATTTTCGTTGTCTTTATTACTAATACATTCGTTGTAAATTTTTATTGTTGGATTTCTATTTTTTATGTTTTGAACTTTTTCTTTTAATGCATCTATCCATACAATTTGATTATCACTTACAAAATTTAAATAATTTGTTCTTTCTTCACATTCATGTGCTCCTACATGAATGATACCATGTATTTGTTTTTTTATTGGTAATTCTTTTATATTTATAAGCATTTAGAAGTATAAAAGAATTTTAAATATTATTTAAAACGAGTTAAATCTTTCTTTTATAAATCCTAATTGATAACCTTCATGAATAATGACTACTTCATTTTTATTAATAAATTCTAAAAATGTGTTTTTCCAATTATTATTATAATCGTCACACCATATTATTCCTCCTGGTTTGATATATTTAAAAGAATTTTCCAAGTCGTTTTTAATTTGGTTGTCTGAATGTTCTCCATCTATATATATAAAATCAAATAAATCTTCATTCGTTTTAAAAAAATCATCTGAATACATTTCTTTAACTTCTATTTTATTGTAATTTTTTGATTTTCGTATGTTGTTATAAAAGGTACTTTTTAAAAAACTGTAATTATATGGATTACATCCATCACTGACAAATGGATCAACACATACCATTTTAGAAATTTTTAAATTATCCGAGAAAAAACAACTACTGCATCCTTCAAAACATCCTATTTCAAGAATAGAATATTCTTTATCTTCAAAATTAAATTGTTTTAATTCGGAATTATTAAACCATGATTCTGATATTTTAAAATTGTAATTAAAGTAATTATCTAATAAATTTTCATTTTTTCCAATAACAAGGTCTTTAACATTTTTGAAAAATATTTTATTAGGGTCATTCAATATATTAAACCAAAATGGAGAAAATATTGTTTCTTTGAAATAACTCGAGTAAAGTTCTTGGTCGTTATCAACTTTTATAATAAACTTTACAAGTTCTTCAAATGATCCAAAATCATTTGCATTTATAAATGTACTTGGATTAAAATTGCGAGATACTTCTTTTGTTCCCCAATAAATTGGTATACAATTTGATTTGTAGATATCAAGTATTTTTTCAGTTACGTAACCTGGATAATCTTCATTTTCAAATGCTATCGAAAATTTATAGTCATTATTAAAATTTATTTTTCCGGAACAATCCGTGCCCCTTGGAACAATCGGTACGTTATTTAAATACATCCCTCCGCAATCTATTCTCTTGTATTCACTTAACAAAGATATAATTGTTTTTCTATGAGTTGTTTTAACTTCTCCATTCGAAATAAAAGAACAAAATTTATTTTTTACTGGAACTTCTATTCCTCCATTAAGCCTATTACTGAATAAATAATCGTTAATATACATAACCCATAATGGAATTCTTGAATTATTTAGTGAATTTTCATCAAATGTTAAATTGTAATTAGCATCCACTCTCGCAGAAAAAGGTTCACCCGAATAAAATACTTTTCTTTTGGCGTTATAATTTTGGTGATTATTTCCAAAAATACTATAAAATAATACATCTGGATTATCTGATGGCTCAACTACAATTACATTTTCAAGTAATTTTGTAAAAAAATTATTTTGCTTGTCAAATATTCCTCCGCAATATTCATCTTCCCACCAATCACAAAAAGCTATTGTAATATTTTTTGGAGAACTTTGAAAATTAAATGAATTATAATTATTTTGAATATCTGTATCAGTACGGTTTTGAAAGAGTATATTTTGATTAAGATAATGGTATTTTAATAAATTTCCTGTTATATAAGGATTATCACATGCAGATTTTATAGAACATTTATTAATAAAATCAAGAGATTTTTTAGCAGCAGATTTACTAATAATATATCCAAATGTTAAATTCCATATTTTATATGGCTCTTTAAGAATGGTATACAACTTATTATCTTTATTTAAATTATTATCATAACTTCTTCCTAATGCTAAATGTTCCAATTTTTGTTCTAAAAACAATTGTGTAACGTAATTTATTTTTTCTTTAAAGTTATCACATAGTGTTATATCATCTTCTAAAATAATATAATAATCGTGTTCCGATTCCACAAGTTGTTTCCATAATGTTATATGACTTAGTGCACAACCAATAACTCCCTTACGATAATTAAAATCATTATTTTCAAAAAGAAGTCTTAATTCTTCTGATTCAACCAATTCGTTACCATCAACTGCTTCAAAAAACTCATAATTTAAAATATTTTCTTTTTTAAATTGCAAAATCATTTTTTGTTTTCTATCATCACGTTTTTTCAAATTAATAATTTTTATTGTATTGAATCCAAAAACAGAGTTCCATTTTAACATACGATTGTCCCACGAACAACTTTCGGCATAACAAAGCCCATTCTTACGAATTTTTATTTTTTGTTCTTCCGATAATTCCATTATCTTTTCAATCTCGTTTCCATGTGAAATTTGTATGCCGTAATTTCCAAGTGTATCACACAAACCTCCTAATGGATAATATAGACATATTACTTCGGACATCAACATTTCCATAGATGTAATACATGATGTTTCATTGAAATTAACAGTATACATCCAATATTCACATTTACTCATAAGAGTATACAAATCAGTTTGATTTAATTTTCCATAATGTGTTATACTTTCATAAGAATTTATAATAGTATTCATATTATTTTCAGATTCATTTCTAGGAAATTTAGTATACGTACAAATATGAAGTGTTGCATCTGGCATTTTGTTTAAAATTTCAGGCCAAAGTTCAAGAAGTCTATCAAGTCCTCTTTCGGGACATGATGAATAAATAAAACTGTTTTTGTTTTTTAGATTGTCATAATTAAACAAAGTAGTATCAATTCCATTGTTTATTATTGTTATTTTTTCAGAAATACATGGATATAATTTTTTATATTCATCGGCATGCCATTTAGTTAGACAAATACAGTTAGTTATTGAATCTTTGTAAGTATTTACCAATGAAAAGGCTGATTTATTACATCCTTCGAGGTTATTTAAAAAACAAGTATCGTGTGCTTGTAGTATTAGTTTATTACATTTAAAATATGGATACAGTGTAAAAAACGAAACATATCTTGAAACAATTATTGTATCAAATACGACATTTTTCAAATTAAAACGATTTATAAATTTTACATTGTCTATTTCTTCTTCAAGTACGTCTCCTGAAATAATTACAGAATATTCTTTTGGTATTCTTTTATATAGTTCAATTGCAGCTCTTTCTGAACCACCTATTGCATTACTTAATGAATATGTTAAATTCCACCTTGTTTCACTAAAACCTGTATAAATTAATATATTTTTAAACAATTTATATCTATCAATTAATTGTTTTTTTATTTTGTAATTATGATTTTTTTCAATAAACAAAAGATACTCTGTTAATTTATTATAAAAATCTTCATTTTGTTCTGGATAAAATTGAAGATTATATATTAAATTATCTATATACCATTCTCCAGTAAAAGTCATTTTTTCAAAAATAATGGTATACATTTTAATACCAGTTGAATAAAGTTTTAATTTTTCAGACACTATAATCATAAAATAAGCTAAATAAAATGAATAATCCATTGTTCTTGCAAAAAGTCTTGTTGAAAGGTCATCTAAAATGTATTCATTTTCATAATAATCTTTTATAAGTAAATAGTAATTATTTGCTAAAATGTACTCTGAATTGCAAACATAATATTTAATTAATTCAAGAATTCCTTCAACTCTTCTTGAATTATAGGTATAACTTTTTACAAGGTAATAATACCTTGAATTATTTTCCGTAAGCTCATAAATTTTTAAACAACTGTTGTATTTTTCTTCACTCCATCCATTACATGTTAATGTTTTATGGTACCACTTCAAAGCATTTTCATTATCCCCTGCATCATGATAACTATTAGCACAATAATAAACATATCTGTTATACAAAGGGTCATTATTTTCTAAAGCAATATTATAAGCTTCTTCTAGTATTTTTGCATCCTCTAGATATTTATTATTATTTTTATTTCTTGCACTTGTTCTTCCTGAAATAATGAAATAATCACCATCTATACTTCCTTGTGTTACTGGAACATCAGCTGATATAACTTCATGTAAAACTCCTCGATATTTCCATTGAATATTTCCTTTTACCAAACACAATCTATTATAAGCACTGGTTTGATTTCCAAATTTTAACATATAAGAATCTAAAACAAGTTCAGGTAGTTTAAAATTTCCTTCAATTGAATCATCTGCATCAAAAATAAAAATGTAATCTGCTTTGTTAAATGCATATTTTAATGCAATGCTTCTATTAGTACCAAAATCTTTCCAAGTGTCTTGATGGATTTCTCCTGGAATATCTTTTTCTTTAAAAAAAAATTCAATTAAATTTATTGTATTATCCGATGAACCAGTATCCGAAATTGCATAATAATCAATATTTATCTTTTTTAAAAGTTTTGAAAGTGTATCTAAAATAATATGAGATTCATCTTTAACTATCATATTTAGACATATTGTCATTTTTTACTTTAAAAAATATTTTATTGGATGTTTTTAAACTCATTAATAAATATTTAGTAATTACTAAAGATGTCCCATGTAGGGTGGTGTTATGATGAAGAACAATGTTGTCCACCACAAAATATTGTAATAAATACTGGAGTAACAGGAGCACAAGGTTCAACTGGAGCTCAGGGTTCTACGGGAGCTCAGGGTTCTAGTGGTTCTGGTGCAACTGGAGCACAAGGTTCAACTGGAGCTCAAGGTTCAACTGGTGCACAAGGTTCTACTGGAGCTCAAGGTTCTACGGGAGCTCAGGGTTCTACGGGAGCTCAGGGTTCAACGGGAGCACAAGGTTCTACGGGAGCTCAAGGTTCTACTGGAGCACAAGGTTCTACTGGAGCACAAGGTTCAACTGGAGCTCAAGGTTCAACTGGTGCACAAGGTTCTACGGGAGCACAAGGTTCTACGGGAGCTCAAGGTTCTACGGGAGCTCAAGGTTCTACGGGAGCTCAAGGTTCTACGGGAGCTCAAGGTTCAACTGGTGCACAAGGTTCTACTGGAGCTCAAGGTTCTACGGGAGCTCAGGGAAGAACAGGAGCTCAGGGTTCTACGGGAGCTCAGGGTTCAACGGGAGCACAAGGTTCTACAGGAGCTCAAGGTTTACAAGGTAATTTCGGAGGAAATACTTTACTTTATAATGCAAATGGATCATATTCTATCCCGGGAACTGCACAGCCACCAGTTGGCTCAGGTAATTTTAAATTTGGATATGAAAATTTTAACTCTTCCCAAATGCAATGGTATGAAGTAGTGGATATGAGTTATACTGACGCTCAAAATGCAAATGAAACAACTTGGTTAGATAATGTAAAAATAAATGGATATTTTAGATTTTCATTACAATCAGATTCATCAAAATTCGCAATTTATCAAATTAATACAGTTGGCAATTATTCAGCTGGTACTGTGTATGAATTCTATCTAACTTATTTGAGTTCTTCTAATCCAACAAATTCAACGACTACATTATTTGGCTTAAATAGTGTAACTATATCTTATACTGAATCTGGTTCAACTGGAGCACAGGGTTCAACGGGAGCACAAGGTTCTACGGGAGCTCAGGGTTCAACTGGAGCTCAAGGTTCTACTGGAGCTCAAGGTTCTACGGGAGCACAAGGTTCAACTGGAGCACAAGGTTCTACGGGAGCTCAAGGAAGAACTGGAGCACAAGGTTCTACGGGAGCTCAAGGTTCTACGGGAGCCCAAGGTTCTACGGGAGCCCAAGGAAGAACAGGAGCTCAGGGAGCAACTGGAGCACAAGGTTCTACGGGAGCACAAGGTTCTACGGGAGCTCAGGGTTTTACGGGAACACAAGGTTCAACTGGAGCTCAGGGTTTTACGGGAACACAAGGTTCTACGGGAGCTCAGGGTTCAACGGGAGCTCAGGGTTCAACGGGAGCACAAGGTTCAACGGGAGCACAAGGTTCTACGGGAGCACAGGGTTCAACTGGAGCACAAGGTTCTACGGGAGCACAGGGTTTTACTGGAACACAGGGTTCTACGGGAGAACAAGGTTCTACAGGAGCTCAGGGTTCAACGGGAGCACAAGGTTCAACTGGAGCACAAGGTTCTACGGGAGCTCAGGGTTCAACGGGAGCACAAGGTTCTACGGGAGCTCAGGGTTCAACTGGAGCTCAAGGTTCTACTGGAGCTCAAGGTTCTACGGGAGCTCAGGGTTCAACTGGAGCACAAGGTTCTACGGGAGCTCAGGGTTCAACGGGAGCACAAGGTTCTACGGGAGCACAAGGTTCAACTGGAGCTCAAGGTTCAACGGGAGCACAAGGTTCTACGGGAGAACAAGGTTCTACAGGAGCTCAGGGTTCTACTGGAGCTCAGGGTTCAACTGGAGCTCAAGGTTCAACTGGAGCTCAGGGTTCAACTGGGGCTCAAGGTTCTACTGGAGCTCAGGGTTCAACTGGAGCCCAGGGTTCAACTGGAGCTCAGGGTTCTACCGGAGCTCAAGGTTCTACGGGAGCTCAGGGTTCTACGGGAGCACAAGGTTCTACGGGGGCTCAGGGTTCAACGGGAGCACAAGGTTCAACT